TCTATAAACCAGATAGTTCTTAGGAAATAATTACAAGATAGGGTATGTCTAATACCATTGATGAATGGAGAAAATTAATTGGAGTATAAAACAAAAATAGCCTAGCTGAAAAGCCAGGCTATTTTTTTTATATTCTATCAATATCTATACTTAATAGATTTAAGTTATCTTTATAATTAATATATTCTTGAGTGTCATATATTCTATCTTCTGAATATAGATTATTATAATTCTCTATTAATTGTTCTATTTTATTTAACTCTGCTATTTCTGTAAGAAATAGTTTAAATAATTTCTTTCTAGTCTTTTGTTTTATTTTTTCTTTAATCCACATAATACATTGTCATTAAATAATCTTCTGTTATTTCTTTTATTCCAGTTTTAGTTTCTGGATTCCATATATGATTTTTAAATAATTCCCTTATAGTAGGTCTATAATCTATAGGAATATAACACACTCTTCTTATCTCATCAATATTAGAACAAACTATTACTTTTCTTTTTAAAACATCTTCTACTTCCTCTTCTTTAATAGAATTTTCAATTATTTCTATATCAGATAATTGAATTTTCATTTTCTTTAGTTTCTTTTCTAAATTTGGAGTAGTAATTATTTTTCCATTAAATCTAAATGTTGTTTCCATTAGTAGCCCGACTGAGATTCGAACTCAGCTCTCCGGATTTAGAGTCCAGAATAATAAACCACTATACTATCGAGCAATGTTAAAAGCTAAGATGCCTTTCTTAGCTATAGAATAAATCAATAATCTATCATCACTGGCCAATTATTAATTTAGTAATTTTTGAAATTCTTTAATTTTCTTTACAGCCAATTCTTTAGCTTTAGCTTTGACTTTTTTAATCACAATCTTATAGTCTTTTGAATTATACTTCTCTTCTAAGTCGGACAATCCATCAGATTTTAATTCATCTAAGATTTCAGTGAAAAAGGCATCATCAATTTGTTCTAACCATTTTTCAAATTCTTGCTTATCTTTATTTTCTATAAGTTGTACTTTAATAGTTAAAGTATTACCTTCTTTCTAAGAATCTATTACAAAATAAGTATCATTATCTTGATATTCTTGATGTAATTCTCCAATTTCAAATAGCTCTGTTATTAGAGCTTTTAATAAATCCTCTTGTTTCATATCAATACTAATATATTTATTATTTTTAAAAAGAAAAATTAAAAAATGTTAAATTATTTATTTTGATAAGTTTTAATAGTTTCTTTTAAAATGCTAATTTGTTCTTCATATTTACTACATAGTTTTTCCATTAAATTCTGTTGTTTATGTAATAATTCTCCTCTTTCTTCAAGTATGTTTTTATATTCCTTGATTTTAGATTCATAATATTCTAATTGAGTATCATACCAACTTCTTTCAATATAATGTTCATGTTGAAGAATACTTTCTCTAATTTTTGGCCTTAATTCTTTGTATAATTTCCACAATAAAAGTATTTCTTCATTATATTCCATCCATTCTCCTTTAATTATATATTTTTCTAAAAAAGAATGTAATAAACTTTCTTCTGGAATACTTCCTTCAAAAGTATCTATTAATTCAAATTCAGCACAATTAGTATTATATTGTTGTATTCTTTTATTTACATTATCTGCTTTTCCTATTTTTAAATATTCTTTATTATTTTTACCATATTCCTTAATTAAGTATAACATAATTATTCTTTACTTGCTATTTGATATTCTATCGAATGTTTAATTATCTTAGTTCTATCTGAAATCTTTCCTTTAAAAAATAATTTTGGATTTAAATAATAAATTCCTTTATATTCTTTATCTTTAATAAGAAGATTCTTTTTTGATAAGGAAGCTAATGCAGAATCTACGGAACGTACTGTAATATTAGCATTTTTGGCTGAAATATCTTTAAATTGTTTATCTGCTGTTACTTTATTTCCAGGAAGATTTTCATCAACTAATTCTGGATAATAAACAGATGCTCTCCAACATTGAACCATAACTGCATATTCAGATTTAGTTAAATCCCAAAATTCTTGATTATCTTTGAGCCATACTTGCATGAACTCACCATACGATACTTTTTTAATGGTTTTAATATCAGCTGATATTATTTCTCCATCTTCATTTACTTTAATGGTTTCTTGTTCTATCATATAAATTTAAACTTTAATATTTAATTTTAAATTATCGAAAATTTTTTTCTTTCAAAATATTTTCTGAAGAAATTTTTCATGTAAAATTCAGAACATAATTTCATTAGTCGAGAAGCTATTTTCAGTAGTTAAGAAAATAATTTCAGAAATTTTTTTGCAACTGTCTGATTTTCAGATAGTTACATGATTTTTTCTATCTTATCTTTTTATAAAAATTTAAATTTATTACTATACTTAATATAAACTATACTTAAGGCCGTCCGGCCAAAATTTTTGCCTTTGAGTTATACTCCAATATAAAAATTTTTGAAATTTTTTATTTTTAAATTTTTTTTTCTAAAAATTTTTTCTGAAAAATTTTTTATTTTTTTGTTGTGGGAGAGAGGGGAGTACCAACCGCCAGTCCCCCCACCCTATTTGAGTGAAAACTAAAAAAGTATTTATTAATCATTAAATTTCAATTAAAATGGGAAAGTATTTCGACAAAAAGACTTATGAGGCTGGCCGCAAGGCTGAAGCCGCAAAGCGTTCAAATGGTACATTCTTCTCTTCTAAGAGTGACAACGATGAGCATTTCGACAAGAGTGCAGGTCAGGAACTTCGTATTGTTGGCGTAGCCAATCAACCCGCAAGTGGCGACATTCCTTCATTCAACGTCGTATTGTTCGACGATGGTCATCAGCTATCTACAGCTCGTTTCTTCAATGCTAAGGGTATCAAGTGGCCCGTTGGTGGTAATACCAACAAATGGGCGTATCTTAATGCCGCTATTGCGAACGATACAAAAATTGTAGTGACGCCGCAAAAGGTAGTAGTTGGCGAAGAGAGAACTATCACTAATGAGAACTCGCCACGCAAGGGCGAGAAATTCTCTCCCGTGACGTATTACTTCGAGGATGTTGAACTCCCAAAGACTGATATGTCAGTCGTAATGTCAGATGATGAGGACAAGTAGTCCTCATCATTTTGATATGTATGTATACATTTATAGGAAAGCGAGAAAAGAACCCTAAACGTTTTAAGACGATTGAGGGTTATTTTCTCACTTTCGAAAAACCGCTTCCACTATTTGAAGATTGTATGTATGTAATTCTTTGTACTCGTAACGAGGAAACAAAAATATTTACATTCATAAAGTCTGCTTATTGGTGGGAGTAAAATCAAAACATCAAAACAGCATCTAAAAAACATTTAAATTTAGTTTTCGCTCAAGGTTGAAATTCCTTGGAGTATATCTCCTAAAATCCCTAACATATCTAGAACCTTCACGTGGGTTAGGGGTGAAAGCACTATAGTGGTGTAAGTACATATCTAGATAAACTTAACAAACAAAACAATATGAAAAAGGTAAAAGTAAAAACGATTTGCAAGGAAGCAAATGTATAGGTAATTCCTGTAAACGCTTCATTAATTGCAAAAACCATCACTGCATTAAACAGATGTGATAGTGTGTTATTCGCTGTTCAGCAAGGTGATCCAAACAACGCAGGTTTGTTCAGAAAGGAAGTGTGTGACTTCCTTAAGGAAATGCGTGACGCATTCCTTGAAGTGGATGAAGAATAAGTAGTGAAGCCATATAGAGACCCAAAGTTCGAGAGAATATAGGGTCTCTTTTTCTGTAACTCAAGTTAGGTGTATGCTACACTCTCCGCAGGGCATAATCCGAACGAAATTTTTATGTGAGAGATATGCTCCGAGGCACTGTCCCACACCGCCATCCCATCACAAATCAAAGAATCCGTATTGTTCAGAAATTTGCCGCTCGTTAGGCAATTTCCAAACGTGAACAAAATCACATTACAAAAATATTGGATTCTGATATATTTGTGATTTTTAGAAAAATATTTAAGTATATATCTGAATATAAATTCAAAAATCCTGTAAAAAGGTAGTCATTCTGGAAGACTATAAAAAGGTTTGCTGATGAGGCCAGAACGAAATACAAAAAATGTATACAAACAAACAATTAACAATTTAGTGATTATGAGACAGAAAGAAAAATTAACACGTTATGCCATTAATAGACTGAAAGGTCTTATGGCTAAAGAGATTAAACTTGTTAGAGTATATCCTTATGAATCTCATTCTAATGATATTCTTGCTGCTACAAATTATTCAGAAGTAAGAATTCAAAAGGATAGTCTTCTTTACAAGAGACTTCTTGATATTCGTCGAATCGCAGAAAATTTCAATATGAGTGATAACAAAATTGTTATTCAGGTTGAAGTTGACTGTGGTGGACATAGAGATTTCTTATTCTTAGGATACTGGGATTCCATTTATTCAATTGGCACATCTGTTAGACCGTGTTTGTACGCTCCAAAAGAGTTTCCATGTAATAATGGTTGGGTTGGTATGAATGTAAAATTCTAAGGTTATGACTTGGCAAGAAGTACTACAATCAAACCATAAGACTGTAATAGTGCAGTCTTATGGTTATACTGAGAGAAGTTTATTTAGTTCTCATTTTGAACCTTTTTCACATCTTCGTGAATTTGTGTTTGAGATTGGTAGAGCAATAAGTGATGGTGAATTACTTCCAGAATACTGTGATTTAACACATTCATGGTTATATTTAGAAGAACCTGAATCTGAGCTTACTTTCGAAGAAAAGGATGGAAAACTTTATTGTTTCGATCCAGATCTTTGGGCAAGACCATAAAAAGCTTATGCTCCCTCACACTATAAAAAGTAGGGAGCACATTCGTAAAACCAGAAGTATAGTAAGGTTTCCCTAGTCCACAGCAGGAAGGGTTGTGACTGCCATCAATATGAGGGTACGTAGGTTAGCGGTATAATTAGCCATTTGTGGTACTACAGCATTCTCTGTAGTTAACAACAGTGAAGAATACAACTTCTTTTGCTGAAACAAACGACAATCTGGAAATGACCACAACGCTGTCTATTCCAAAGAAAAACGGTAATCCTTATGTAGGATCAGATTTCGATTTGGATAAAGCAAGGCAGCAAGGTCTTGGTTTAATGCTTGATGTGATAGGAGCGTTTTCACCGCGCCTAATCTCATCGCTTCAGCGTCGTATGTCATCTTGTCGTAGATTACTCATATCCCATCTTGAGGATATTGAATACAACGATGGGAGACATATCATGTATCGTCGCAAAGATGGAACTGTTGGTAACTTTAATGTTGACAGTTTCAAGAACATGCAGGACATAATCAAAGCTTTTGAGCATTCCTGTTTCAAGGAGTTTTGCTCCAAAAAAGGCTGGGTTGACCAGGTCCTTAAAGCCTTACTTAATGACACAGAACAGGACCATAGTGACTGTAATGGATTTAAGTATTCGCAGCTTGTTTCAATTCTTTGTGAATTGCAAGCTTGTCCTATAGAGTACATGCCTAAATAGGTGTGTACTCTATTAAAAAGGTCATAGAGAATATTGAAGACCATTATGAGGTGATTATTCTATTCCTCATAACTCCGTGCGTCGTAGAAAGGAGTATAAATACGCTATGACATTCGAGTCTAGTTGGCCACTAGAGGAGATATTCGTTCCATATGGCGAAGAAAAACAACACAGTATGGTGACTGATAGTCAAGACAGACTATCCCCGAAATCTTGGTACATCTGTAGAGACGTATGGGTATAAAAGAGTGAGGATGTAGTACCAAAAAGTACTTTAGAAAATAGGTTAACCTCTATTACATTGTTTGGTGTAGTTTGGCAGTTACATCATTCCGTATCATCCACATCACTGCCAGGTGTGGATTTGACGTATATAAATTTTTAATAACGGAAGACAGGCACTAATAGTTCAAAGTTAAGCAGAACATCCGTTTTTAACCCATTTATCTATGAATCTCTAATTTTTTAATTGTGCGTAGCTGAACTCTGATTGTTACCAACTGAATAACAGAGTTCATATGGCTAGAGAGGGGCAGTTGGAAGTTGCACACACGGCTTACACGAAAAGTAGCAAGAAGGATAGTAAGTGTTGATTTCCCTTGCGTATAACTCGAAGATGATAGAGTATAAGCAGTATCATCCATTCCTACGTGACATCTTGGAATTCGTAGTGAGGGAAATAAAGTGTATAAATCCTTAACAAGATAAGGTGGCAGCTTTCAAAATGCTGCATTTTCTCAGCACACAACGAGAAGTAAAATAAGTTAAACGTGTTGGCAGCTCGGAAATAGACGGCATTATCTATAAACTCGTGATTTCACCGATGATTACTGCCAATTAATGGGCAGATTCTACAAGGTTGTTTTCAGGATATACAACGTAGTAGGGCTTAAGCGAGTATAAATAAAAGCCGAAATTGTTTATGTTTGTTTTATGCCTCAGCTTTGTTCGCAAAGTTGAGGCTTTTTACAATTCAACAATCTGAAACCAATTAACATTTTAAACAATGAAAACAAGAGAAAAAGAAATCAATGCTTTCTTGTCTAGTAGACAAGGACTAGCTTATTTGGGTATGAAATACCCGAAACTCTCTGTTCAAGATGCTATAAGAGAGTATAAAAAAGAAGCATCTAAATAAAACAATTAACATTTAATAAACAATCTGAAAAAATGCAAAAGATTAATGTAGAACAACTGTGTGCTAGCTATAATAAAGCTCGTACTGAAAATGCTGGACGTAAAATGCCCAGTGAAAAAGTGATTGAAATCCTTCGTAGTAATGGTGTGTCTCATACTCTTGCTATTAAGATGGTAAGATGTGATACATTCTTTATAAGGTATCGCAGAGAAAATTGTGGCCGAGGATTGCACCTTGGCTATATTTGGCCAGAAACTCCAATTCATGTTAACGTTTTTAAGAACTGGGCTTATCCAACAACTAAAAAGGAAGCTCCAATTAAAAGTGTTAAGAAGGATGATAAGTCTTTTGAAGAGGAGTGTGCTGAGTACTTACGTAAGCAGGGTTACAAACTCAAGAAGTGTGTAGGATTTGATGAAGATGCATTCAAAAAAGCCTATCCACAACTTTGGGAGAAATTTTTAATCTACGAAGAGGTATGACACCAAAGGAAGCCATAATTATTGCAAGGAAATATAATCTCGAAGCTGAAGTTCGTCAAGAACTAGCTTCAGGATTAACTCCTGAGCAAGCACTAGAAGAATGGGATATAAGTTAGGTAAATAAAAGTGGTGATGGATTGAAAACTCATAGTAGTAATATTATGTCGAATATGAAGTCTATTTACCTAATAAATCGGTAACCAATCCGAACTCTAGAGTGTCCCAAATTAAATTCTTGGAGGGACTAATAAAAAACAAGGGTTTAAGAAACTGTACCATATCTAGCTAATATGGAATAATACAGGGTATCCAGTTTCTCAGCGTGCTGCTCTTACTGGATATTTTACTAACATTTAAACAACAAAAACAATGGATAAGATATTAAAGAAAAACAGCTTATGGAATAAGATATTCTGTAAGTCAAAGTTACGTGAGCAATCAAAAGCATATCATAGTGCTAAGATACTTCATGCATATTATTCTACTGCAGTAAGTAGGATTAACAATGCAAAAGATCTTAATGAACTATTGGAATGTCATAAAGATGTATGGCGGTATGGATATAAGAACACAAACTTATCTCCTAATCCATATGGCATGTTCCGTACAAGCTCCGTTGAAAAAATGACTATTGACCAAGTTTATCTTGGTAATATCTGGGGTCTTTGGACAAATAACATTAGATTCTGGAACATTCACAAGGATGATACTATGGCAGGAAATGGTTTTGGGATTGATCCAAATAAGAAAGTTTATGATTTGATTATGGACCAGTACAAATATCATTTACTCTCGAACATCAATGTCATTAACTCAAATGCTTTGACATATGTCATTGCATATGAGAAACTCAATGGTGTTGAGAAGTTCCCAATAAACTAAAAAAAAGATTAGCACCGCAGTGCCCCAAAAAAGTACTGGGCGTCCCGTGTGGCTGATACGCTCTCACTGAAATAATACTAGTTTGTGAGTCTTTGGCAAATCCAGATATAAGTATGCGTCGACGGATAAAACTGGAGAACTAATCTTTTTAACCCGGATAGCTCAGATATTATAAGAGCGCTCGCAGAGCTATAGTAAATCTATAGGTCGTTGGTGTAAATCCAACTCTGGGTACAATAAATAGGTAGCCGTTTGGCTTTAAAACTCTAGACCACATGAGGATAGACGAAGGAAACGATAGCTATCAGGATTCTAGAATTGGACAATGGTGTAATCGGCAACACGCTACTTTTAAAAAAGTGGTACTATAGGTTCGAGTCCTATTTGTCTTCTAAAAAGAACTACACTTTAATATTGGACCGGTATGTCCGGATAGCGCATTATAAGCGTTTTGTAGTCGTCCCATTTTACATTATTATAGTTATAGCTAACTCCTTCATAAGCTAATAACTGGGCAACGAAAGACCTCTTCACTGAGTAGCTCCAATATTCTTTTTAATAAACATTTATTAACAAAAACATTAAAAATTATGAGATGTACTATTTGTGGACAAGTTGATGATCCTTCAAACTTCGTTAAAGAAGTTGAAGATGATATGAGGGATAATCAAATTTGTTTTAATTGTCACTTCTGGAAGAAAATTCTAGAAGAAGATAAAAAGAGACCGCCTCATACGTGTTGTGTAATAGACGGCTCACATTATGTTATCGAACCTGATGAACCAGGAAACTGTTTCTCAGGATTCGGTGGTGCAGAGTTTCAAATTGAGTTCTTTGATGGAACTAAGGTTGTAACTCATAATCTCTGGCATCAGGGTACTCCGTCTAATGAATGGAAGGATAAATTCCCTAATAATGCACGATTTGAGAATAACCTCAAATGGAGAACTATTAAAGGATGTGAATATTTGAAATTATGAAATTAGAACTATCAGAACATGAAGTAGATTTGATTATCGGATCATTAGGAGCAATAGTTTCTTGGTGTTCAACTATCAAATCTAAACAAATTGAGGAAATAAATATATTGTTTAATAAACTTGTTAAATTAGAAAACAATGAAACCGAAAGAGAAAAAGTTTGTGTGTGACCTAATTTCACTGGTCGCAAATGCTGTAGCAACAGGTACAATACCTGAAGCTGAAGACTATCTAGTAGACCATTATCAGGGTGAGGATAATGAGTTGATTGAACACTCACTCAATGTTCTTACAAATATTAAAAACAAACAAACAATCTGAATCATGTATAGGTCAATGGATAAGTATGGGAAAATTACTCCTATACAAAGATATTCGCAGACTTTCGATGAACGTTTAAAAGGAAAAACAGTATATGAAAAATGCTATTCCTGCAGACCTGAGAACCGAAATTGAAAGTTACATTAAAAGAAGTATCGCAGACATTTCACGTAAGTGTAATGTCTACGATACAGATATTATTGAAACATTTAAAAATTTATATAAAAATGAAGATTAATTTCACAAAAGAGCACATGATTCGTTTGTATGACTTAGCAAACGAAGCACTGTTTAATAGAACAGTAGTGACTACAAAATTAGGTCAACCTCTTAACATCTACGAGTTGCTTCATACAACAAGTATCAATCAGTTAACTGAAATCAAACTTTCTTTAGCTAAGAAGATTGAGAAGATTGAAGAGAAAGACGAATGGATTGAGCCTGATAATGATAAACTCCAGGCTATGAAAGATACCAAAGAGCTTGTTAATCTTATTATTGGATATAAGAGATATAATCTCGAAATTCAAGAGAATAAGATAAAGAAAGATGAGCTTTCTAAGAAACTTGCTGAGCTTAAGGAATCTACAAAGACTCCTGAAGACCGCATCAAGGAACTTGAAGCTCAGCTTAAAGAATTGGAAGAATTTTAAAGGTTCCAAGGTGCAGTATATTGCCTAATCGGCTGCGAAGGAAAAAGTAAAAGGAACATGGCTGGAAGTGAAGGCAATGTAAACTATCCAATAAGTTGTGTTCCATCCTTTAAAATTGTTCCATCCTTTAAAATATATAAGACTGAAGCTTGATACCGGAACCCAGATGGCTTGGCCCAAGGTAAAGTAGAGATAAAACCGCTCGAAGCCAGTCTTTTTAATAATAAATTTCCGAGGCTGAAGGTGATTCAATAAGATCCTTCTACGGGAATACTGAATTGACAGTTGAAAGACCTTGTAGTGGCAAACACGTGATTGGGGTCATAGGTACGTAAAGCAACGTGATGGGGACTGTGAAAGAGAAAAGCAGTGAGAATCTGCACCGTATCCGAAAGGCGTTTGGTTAATTGCTCTAAGACAGATGTAGGAAATTTATTTTTTAGTTACTTACAAACAAAAACAAAACACATAATGATTAAAGTAGAATTAAAAAGTAACAACAATCCGTTTTTCGGATTAAGGAATTGTCTTGAACTTCTGAATACTAACAAGACAATTACTTCAAATGACTTGGATCACGCATGGATAGAAGTATCTGGAGATAAGACAAGAAGAGAAATGTTTTTCTCACTCCTATTTTCAATAGGTGATGTTACCAATCGTCAGCATAATATCTTCGGTAAGAAGAAGATAGACTCTGGTGGTAACGCAAAGCGTGAAGATTTTGAGACAATTTTCAACTGGTTGTATGCAAATAATAAACAACAGTTTGTGAAGTTCTTGAATGCACATCTCTTTAATGAGTATGCTTGCTTTGATCTCCTGTTTAAGAATAGAGTAAAGACAGTAAAGAATACTAAGAAAGTATTAACTGTTCCTGCTGTATTCTTAAATGAAGATTATGCAAACGTACTTCTTGAGTATGTTTATGGTATCATCAATGGTACAAATCCATTCGATAAGATGCTTGTTGCTAAGTTCTTGACTATTCCTCGTCTTTCTAAAAGACAGGGACACAAGCAACTTCTTCCTGAAACCAAGAAAATCATGGAAGCTAAAGGAATATTCCTAATTAATCTTTCTAAAATGATGGGTTGGGAAACAAAATATTTCAAAGGCTATCGTGAATGGCGTAAGCAGTATAACGGTGAATTGGAATCTGTTCTATTCTCTACTGGTAAGATTAACGAATTTACTAAGGATGAATTCATTAGTTGGTTTGATAAACTTCCAGCACAGGCTCGTTTCAGAGTAAAGAATCGTATTCTTTATTCTAAAACTAAGGATTGTTTGCTTAACACCTATGAAGGATTAGGTAATAAATGGGCTAAATTCCAACCTTGGGTAAAGGAATGGGAAACTTATAAGGAGCAAAAGCAACAAGAGCAGCGTATTCTCGAAGAGAAAGTTCGTCAAGGACAAGCTTCAGATGAAGATAAGGTTAAGCTTCAGCAAGTAAAGAAAGAAGCTAAAGTAACAACTGGTGCTACTAACTTTAAAGGATTGTATGATTCAATTCTTAGAGGTAATGTAGACAAGTTGAAGCTTGAATCATTCATCCAGAACAAAGTTAATTTACCTTACAACAGTTTGGTAATTATTGATGACTCTGGTTCAATGAGTGGTGCTCCGTTTAACTTTGCTAAGTTTATTGCATCTGTATGTCTGGTAAAGAATCCAGATGATGATGCAAGGAATCTTATCGGATTCTTCAACTCTCGTTCACACTGGCATAGCTTTATAGATAGTTATGGTTCTCGTAAGAATAGTTTGTTAAGAACTACAGTTGCTCAAACTAATGCTAAACCGTTAGTTGATGGAACTCTTAGTTTCTTTGACAACTATAAGAGAATTAGTAAGTTCTGTGATGCTGTATACCAGGGTGGTGGAACTCGTTTGAATTCAATTCCTCAAGGTCTTGAATTTATTATTCAGGAGAATCCTGAAATGCTTGATGAGTTAAAGAATTATCCTATATGGACCATTGTTTCAGATGGGGACCTGAACAATAGTTGGGATGCTCGCGAAAGTATGATTCAATTCCAAAATGATTGTCGTCGTATTCTTGGATATATTCCATTTATTGTAATGATTGAGATTTACAATAGTTGGCATTCTCCAAAAGCAAGTTCGTTTGAAGGATTAGAGAATATAATTTATATTCCTGGCAATCCTGCTCAGATTGAACAGTTCTTGGTTAATTTCAAGGATATGGACATCATGGATGTTTACACTCCCTTGCAGAGTTTGTATCGTTCAAACCGTTACGAACTCGTGAGACAGAATACGTTGTGATAACGGGTATTAAAGTTAAACATGTCAAACGGCTAGGAGAGGTTCGACTCCTCTCCTAGTTTCTACTTTTATAAGTTACTTACAATAATAATGTACTAAGAATTAACTTTTAATTAATCTCCTTATTTACCAAGTAACTTTTTTAAATGGTACTCATAATTAAGACTTAATGGATACTTACAAAATATATTCAATCTGTATATTAGCTCATCTGGATAGAGCATGAACTTATGGCGTTTAGGGTAGCGGGTTCAATCCCCGTATATACATCCAAAGTATCCTTTTTAAAAAGAATGTTGTGAAACATATGTACTACATAATTTGTTGATAACAGCCCGGAAAGACGGGCATTTGGGGAGTTTGAGCATTGGTTAAGCTCGTTGTGATAAGTGTAACATACTGTTACATACAAACTCGTTAGTTAACACAATTTCTGGGACAAAATCCAGAAGTGAAAGTTCGATTCTTTCACTCCCCACTATAATTCAGACTATAGTAATATTATTTTATAGGCCGTGTAGAAACGTAGAATCTAATAAATGATAGAACTAATGGCTCTATTGTAAAAGAAATACTATTCTGTACAGAGTTTGAATTAGAATATAGGTTACTTACAAAAACAATTAATCGTTGGTTCGAATCCAACATTTGGCCCAGTTTTTGCCGAATTAGCTAAGTGGTATAGCATTCAACTTGTAATTGAAAGAAACATTAAGTAACCTTTTTTAAGAATACTTTTACTCATATTAAAAATATCTTACTAAGATACTTACAAAATTAGTATGTAAATTGCCGGTTCGAATCCGGCCTGTCCTTATGGATTGTGGCGAAAAGGTAAACGCGAACATTTCAAAAATGTTATAGTAAAACATAAGTATCTTTACAATAGGAGGTGGTGTAATTGGTAACACGCGTAGTATCAAGTATTATTGTTTAATACTTACAACATCAAACTTACATTTGCTTTTCAAGAGCCGTAATAGAGGTTCGAGTCCTCTCCTCCTAACTAAACAAAAAACATTAACAATTATGGATACAGTTTATTTATTTTATTTGATTGCATCAGTTGTGTATTCAATTTTTTTAATCAGAATTTTCTTAAGTTGGTTAATTGGAGATTTTGATATAGACACTGATTTAGATATAGGTGATGTAGTTTCTTTTAAAGGACTTATTCACTTTATGATGGGTTTTTCTGGATGGATGTCAGCTAAAGGATATATTACAAATTCTATAGAATGGTATGATTATTTAATAGCACTTGCTATTGGAATTATATTTGTAGTAATGTTATATTATGCATATAAGTTTACATTCAAACTAGAACACAAACCTAAAATTCTTTCTGGCAAAGAATTAATTGGATCTCCTGGAAGAATATATCTATATACTGGAAAAAAAGATGATAAATATCTTTATGAAGTAACAGTCAATGACGGATTTGGTACAATTGAAGTTCCTGCTATTTCTAGGAAAGTATTTTATGTTGGACAATGTGTATCAATTCTAGATTATGATAAAGGATATTATTTAATTTATTAAAATATTATGACTTTAACAACTTTAATTGTGATTGGAGTAGCTGTTCTCCTAGTAATCTTAACAGTTATTGGACTATTATCCCGTTATCGCAAATGTCCAAGTGACCAATTATTGGTAGTTTATGGTAAAGTTGGTGGTAAATCTGCAGCAAAGATTTATCCAGGTGGAGGTGTATTTGTATGGCCTGTTATTCAGGATTACAAAGTAATGTCGATGAAACCTTTCCAGATTAATTCAGAAGTAGTTGGTCCAGATAGTGGCATGATTAGAACTCATGTTACTGTAGCTTTAACTACTGCTATTTCTCAAGATCCAACAATTCAACAGAACGCTGCAGCTCGTTTCTTGAGTGCTAGTTCTAGTGAGATTATTTCTCAGATTAAAACCATTCTTGAAGGTGAAGTAAGATTGATTATTGCTTCTATGTCTATTGAAGAGATTAACTCTGATAGAGATGCTTTCAAGACTAAGGTTAAGGATAGCTTAGGTAATGAGTTGAATAAAGTTGGTTATGATATAACTAATATTAATATTCAAGAAATCACTGATGAAGCTGATTATATTAAGAATCTTGGAAAGAAGAAGGAAACAGAAGCTCGTGCAAACGCAGAGGCTGATATTGCAGACAAGGAGAAAGACGGAGCAATTAGAAAAGCTAAGATTAGACAAGAGCAAGAAATCCAAGTAGCAACTGCTGATAAGGAAAGAGAGACTACAGTTTCTCAAACTAAACAAGAGCAGGCTGTTCGAGTAGCAGAAATTGAGAAAGAACAGGAAACACAGATTGCTGAAACTTTGAAGACTAAGGAAGTACAGCTTTCTGAGATTGAGAAGGATAAACAAACTGGTATTGCTAATCAGAAAGCTCTTGAGATAGCAGCTGTAGCTAATGCTGATGCAGATGCTGAATCTAAGAAAGCAGAAGCTGAGGCTCGTAAAATTGCTGCTGTTGCAGAACAGAAGGCAAAGGCTGAGTCTGAAAAAGCTAAGTCTATTGCTGAACAGAGAAAAGCTGTAGCTACTGCTGATGCAGATGCTGAAGCAACTGAGAATGAGAAAGAAGCTCAAAAGCAAATCAGAATTGTAAAGGCTCAGCAAGAGAAAGAAGCTGAGAATGCTAAGGCTACTCAAGAAAAGGAGGCTAAGAAAGCTGAATATGAATCACAAAAACAGATTCGTAAGGCTAAGGCTGACCAGGATGCTGGTGTAGCAGAGCAAAACGCAAAGATTTTGGTTGCTGAAGCACGTGCTAAAGCAGGTAAGGCTGAAGCAGATGCTGATAAGACTGTTCAGGTTGCTAAGATTGAAGCAGATATGACTGCTGCTAAGACAAAGCAAGAACGTCAATTAGAAGTTAATGAAGCAGAAGCTCTTGCAGTTAAAGCTAAATTAAATGCTGAACAGATTGTTCCTGCTGAGCAGTCCAAGAAGAAGACTATTATTGAAGCAGAAGCAATTAAGGAGCAAGCAATCCTCGAAGCTGAAGCAGAAAAGCAGAAAATTCTTAAAGAAGCAGAGGCTAAAGCAGAGAGTGTTCGTATGAATATGAATGCTGAAGCTGAAGGTATTAAGAATAAGAAACTTGCTGAGGCTGAAGGTCAAAAGGCTCTATTGTTTGCAGAAGCAGAAGCTCTTCAGAAGAGAGAAATGGCTCCAGCATTAGCTCTTGAGAAGATGGTAGAAGCATTCGGAGGTTCTCCTGATTTGCTTGTTCAGTACAAGATGGTTGATCAGTATAAGGGTATTGCTGAGGCACAGTCTAAGGTGCTTGAACACGTACATCTTGGTAATGTTACTGTCTATGGTGATAGTAACACTGGTGCACAGGTTGCTAAGAGTTTCATTGAAAACTTTGCTCCTGCACTTGACATGATCAATGATGGTGTCAAGGGACAATTTAAGAAATTATTTAGCAAGGAAGAAGAAAATTTTGAAGATGTTAAATAATTAACAAAATTTAACTTTTAAATATTTAAACCGTTAATAATTTAAGGTACTTACAATTATTTTACATGAATTTTTTTGTTGTATTATTTTATTTTAGAGTCAAGTACCTTTTTAGAAATATTTGTGGCGAGAAATCCCATAATAGAATCTTCCAAATTCGGTAGAAATCCTTTTAGGCTTTCAATTAAACATTACCGATGTTAATGTGCCACACTAACCAATAATGTGTAGGAACAATACCGAGCTAAATTGAAAAGTTTCATTCACATAAAAAAGTCTTAGCCAAATCATTATGATTAAAAGGTGAACTAAAAGGCTTTCTTTTCATAAATGTGTAGAGAGCAGAAGGAAGATACCTAAGTTGAAATTAAGAGAAATTTTCTCCCTTGCTGAATTGGAGAACTCTTTACTTGCAAGAATTTCAATATGGTAAAAATAGCTCTCAAATGGTATCATGGGGGAATAGGTAGACCCGGCAGACTTTAACAAAATTTAACTTAAAGTTATTTTGGTAGACACAATTTTAAGTATATATTTATTCTATGATTAGAATAAAATATACTAAAGAATTGTTGGAAACAAACGTAAAGGACTGTTATTCTTTTGCAGAACTTTGTCGTAGATTAGGATTAAAACCAGAAGGTTCTAATCCAAAAACTTTAAGGAAAAAGATGGATGAATTCGGAGTAGATTATTCACATTTTACAGGACAGGCTTGGAACAAAAATCCGAACAATCCAATCTATAGAGGTAAATATTTACCAAAACTTTGTGAGCATAGTTCATTAAGTAGTGCTAATGTAAAGGAATTAGTTTATAGACTTGGATTAAAAGAAAATAAATGTGAAATTTGTAAAATTACTGAATGGTTAGGAAAACCAATTGTATGTGAATTACATCATATTAATGGAGATTCTACTGATAATAGAATAGAGAATTTACAGATTCTCTGTCCTAATTGTCATAGCCAAACAGATAATTTTAGAAGTAGAAATCGTATTTCGAAAAAGGTATTGAGTGCTCAGGAGGAAACTTCTGAAGTAGAAGCAGGCTAATTCGGCGAAGGTATCAGCCTTATAAATGATAATAACGCCGAACTAAATTAAACACATACACGACTGAGCTGAAAAGAAGAGTGTGAAGGAGTATCCGAATTAAATGAGGTGGATATGATAACATTGCCGATGTCCTTCTTTAATGTGTTTATAAATGCGTAGAGACTATATACCTGCAACCTAAGTCGTGAGATATGGTTATGACATAGTCCAAGAGCTTTATCCATCAAGCTTATGAAGATCTTCTGAACCGAAGGGTTCGTCTCGGTTCGAGTCCGAGTGATACTACAAACCTAACACTGAGAGCAACGTGACCTTGTCGGGATGGCCTCCGAAATATGTGTCGCCGGTCAGTTAGTTTAGCCATATTCGAAAGACGTGGTGAAGAGTTAGGTTTTTAATATCGCGGAAGCAGTGTGTTGGTCGCATACAAGGCTCCGTTAATTTTTGTTAATTAATTTGAGTTAGTTCGAATAATTCGTAATTTTATATTAGTTCAAAAATTAGAATTAATATGAAATACGAAAAAGAAGAATTAGAAAAATTAATTAAAGAAGAAAAAATGTCATACGAAGCCATAGGTAGGATTTATGGTGTGACTGGAAATGCTATTAAAAAAGCAGCATTAAGATTAGGAATAGAATTAGAAGTTAGAAGAAAAGTTAATTCAACTGAAAATTTTTCACATACAGGAACTGCCAAATTTAATAAATTTTCTGATGAAGAATTCAAAGATATTATTAATAATTCTGTTGGATGGAAAGAAATATGTGAAAAATTAGGATATAACTCCACAGCTGGTTCTGATACTAAAAATAAAATATTAGATAGATGCAATTTGTTGAAAATTAAAATAACTTTAACAAGAACACCCTCTATCTTAGAAAAAACTAAAGGAGAACTATTATTGAATAGAAAAAATTATCAAAGTTATAGAAGTACTATAAGAAAGTTAGCTGAAAAAACATATAAAGATAATAATCTTACATGTGAATGTGCTGTATGTGGATATAATAAACATATAGAAATAGCACATATAAAAGCTGTAGCTGATTTTGATGATAATGCTACTATAGCTGAAATTAACGATATAGACAACTTAATAGGACTTTGTCCTAATCACCATTGGGAATTTGATAATGGATTATTAGATATAACCCCATATATAAATCGCGGGATAGAGTAGTGGCCCAACTCACCAGTCTCATAAGCTGGGCCGGTCAAAAACCGGACGCAGGTTCAAATCCTGCTCCCGCAAGGGTACATAAACAAAACCTCCACGTGGTGTACCTGGGTAATGCTAATTTGTTTAAAATAAAATAAAATTTTCTTTTCTTTTCATTGTTGGTGGGGTTCGGTGTGATGGTCGCACAAGAGGTTTTGGCTCTCTTGGAATTGCTGGTTCGAGTCCAGTAACCCCAACAATAGGTTACTTACAATTGTTTTATACTTTTAATGACCGCATATTTGTAATTTTATAAAATGATTGATTCTGTACATAACAAGTAACCTTTTTATTTGGAGATTCTTTGTTTTTGTTTATAAATGTTAGTTTAAAGATACTTACAAAACCATCTGAAATGATAATTTAGCTCATTAGGTAGAGCGCAAAACTGTTAATTTTGAAGTAGGCAGTTCGATTCTGTCAATTATTATGTTAAAGTATCTTTTCTCGTCGGTTCATCTAATGGTTAGGATCATAGATTTTCGATCTATGTATTTGGGTTCGAATCCCAAACCGATGACTAGTCCATCCAACGAAATTGAGGATGTAAAAGATAATGTTTCCGTTAGAAGAAGGAGAACAATCCTTAAGAATACGTGAATTCTTGAAATGTTCATTAGAACTCTACAACATTAGTGTATAATGACTATAAAGACTAATAGAAGTAGAGTTATTTGGGGTTATAGTATAAAGGCTATTACTTTAGATCTGCAATCTAAGAATCCGAGTTCGATTCTCGGTAGCTCCACGTTCAATACTAGATAGAACTTGCTCATGATAAATAATGTACTCATAAAATTAAGGTTTATTTTTAGTTAAAGAGTAATTCTAGTTACACTCTTTATCAATCATTATCAATTAAGGGGGTGAACACTATTTATGTTCATCCCTTTATTTTTTTAACTATGATGACAATTACAGAAGATTACGTATCCTTTGAGGTAGCCAAGCTACTCAAGGAAAAAAATTTAATGAAGAATCTAAAGTAAATTTAGAATTTGAAAAATATATCGAAGAGCAAAAACGAAAGTTAAGAAGTTTTTTAAATTTTGATTATAGATTAAGGAATATGATTACTGAAGACTATGTATCTTTTGAAATAGCAGAGCTGTTGAGAGAGAAAGGGTTTAATACACCTTGTTATACTTGTTATCTAAATAAAGAACTTTCTCATTATGATTATCTTTCAACTAATTTTGAATTAATAGAAGATGTAATTTCTGCTCCAACTCTCCAAATGGTAATGAAATGGTTGAGGGAAATTCATGGATATTATATACAAGTTATGCTGGACGGTTGGGCTTTAGGTGACCATACAGGATATTATGTGGTTATCCAGAAAACTGATTCAGATTTTGAAATGATGCTCCAAGACGCTGTTGATGAGGTATTCTATCAAACTTACGAAGAAGCTTGTGAAGCAGCTATTAAATACTGTCTTGAAAATTTAATTTAAATAATTATGGAACAGCTTTTAGAAATACTTAAACACCAGCCAAAAGAGATTCTTCAATGGATAGTCTTTGAGCTAATGGCTTCTGGTAATCTGTCTTTTGCTGAACTTGCAGAGCTTCACGTCAAGTACTTGGAGCAGTTGAAGAAAGGAGAGACGGAAGAACTGATGAAACTTAGAGGTAAATTAATCTCTATATGGTGCGACAATAAAAAGAATGTCGGCAAGAATATTGTATCTCTCATGCAAGAAGCCAAAGATAAAGGTTGGGCTAATATCACACAAGAACAAATTGATAACTCTAAATGGAATAAATAACTATGGACGAACAAGCACTAAAACAATTAACAGGTAAAGAATTTTGAATTATGGATTACGAAGAAAAATACAAAGAATTTGTTGAGTATATTGATACAATTGCTCACAGTGCCCTTACTCAAGACCAACATGAACTTATGGATAGTATACGTCAGTATGTTTATGAGTTAGAAAAAAAGTCCGAGGATGAGAGAATAAGAGAAGACCTTATTGGGTATTTTAAAGATGAGCAATTCCTTTATCATAAAAAGGAAGAAATAAATACTTGGCTTGAAAAGCAAGGGGGGCAGAAGCTTGCTGATAAGGTTGAACCGAAGTTTAAGGCTGGTGATATGGTAAAAGACCCATACGGAGAGATATATCATATTATTGAAGTGAATAATGATAGTTATAAAACAGATATAGAACGATTAAATAATAAGTAAGACTATGACACAAGAAGATAAGAATCTCCTTTTGACAGATTTAAGCAGTCGCTTGCCTTATGGAGTAATCATACATTTTAATGAGGAACTTGACGAAAATGACCAATACTTTTATAGTGTTAGAGAAAATGGTGGCAAACATCTAATAAATGATGCGTTTTACATTGAGGAAGTTAAACCATATCTGCGTCCAATGTCAAGTATGACTAAGGAAGAAAAAAAAGAATATGCGAAACTATTATTTGCTGACCTTGGAGGTGTCTTAGAAGATTATTATAAATCAATTGATTATCTCCTAAAGAATCATTTTGATTTTAGAGGTCTTATTCCTAAAGGTTTAGCGATTGCAGTAACAAAAGAGAATAATCCGTATGAATGAAGAATTTGAAAAGAAATTTAGACAAATGTGTTGGGATTGTCACATAGATAGTAGTTCAACATTACATTCAGGTATTTATAGGAAATTTGCAGAAGCATTTTATAAATTAGGTTTGGAACATGGAAAATAAGATTTGCACAACAATTGAACAATCCAAGAAACTCATTGAGTTGGGCTTGGATGTTAATACTGCGGATATGCATTGGCAGTATATTGAAGAAGATGATGGACAATTACAATGGTTCTGTTTTCCAAAAGATTTCTCAATCAATAAGGAAAAGTCTTTAGTAGCATGGAGTCTTTCTGCTTTGTTTGGATTATTGCCACAAAATGTACAATTCGATAAGAATAAAGATTGCTATGTATGTTCGTTATTTGATGAAGATAATCACTTTCTGCAAGATGCAATAGCAGATAATCCTCTTAATGCTGTCTATTCTATGGTGGTTTATTTATTAGAAAATGGTTACATTAAAACTGAAAAGCTATGAAGTACTTGATTTTGGGTTATCTTATACTTAGTATAATTCTATCTATAATTGCATTTATAGTTGACCCAGAGGAGTTTGATTCTGAAATTTGTGACAGTCAATATAATTATTAAAACTGAAAAGCTATGACACGTAAAGAAGAAATATTACAAGCAGCCGATAAGTATATTCATAAAAGAGTATATGAAGAAGACTGTGGTCGAACAGGAGATACATTCTCAGCATTTATAGAAGGCTCTGAATGGGCTAATTCTCATCCAAGAAAAGGTCTTGTAGATATTGATAAGGTTTGTGAGTGGATTAAAGAATACGGTAATGCATATATTACTGCCACTGAAGAAGACGGTTATTATCTTGATAGGGACTTAATTAGTGATTTAAAAAAGTCAATGGAGGAATAAATTATGAAAGCAAACGAATTAATACTTGGAACTTGGGTTAAAAGCGCAGAAAGGAGAATAGATATGAAAGCAAATGAATTGATGGTTGGGGACTGGGTGCTTGATGGTAACGTCTATGCTCAGATAACCTCTATTACTTGTGATGGAAATATAGAAACTACTCACAACGAACATTCAAACATTGAGTTGGTCGAGCCAATTCCTATTACTCAAGAGATTTTAGAGAAGAATGGATTTGTGGCTAATACACATGTTTATCCTTATCCATATTATGAATATATAAATGGGGAAGATGAAGTGAAAATTGGATTTGCATTTCCGCAAGGAAACAGGACATCCTACAAAGAATCTTGGGTTTATATTGATTCGAAAAATGTTTTTGTTGAGCATCTACCTTGTATGTTTGTCCATCAACTTCAGAACATATTAAGACTTTGTAGAATTAAAAAAAATATTGAGTTATGAAGAAACAGCGCCGATAGGTACTCCTAATAGAAATTTCGTAAAAAAGACAAAATGGACTCTAAATATCAATAATAAGTTATGAAACTGATAGACAAAGACGCTTTAGTAGCGAAGATAGAGAGATTAATATCAAACGGACAAGTCAAACTTCAAGAGTCCCAAGAAAGCAATGACTATGAAAGTTATGTTGCTTGGGCAGAACATATTGCAACTTGTATAAAAGTTCTTTCTTTCCTCGACACCCTTGAAGTGAAAGAGGTGGACTTGGACTACATTAAAAAAGAACTTGATGAACTTATCAGAATTCATAAACCTAATGGAGATTTTGGTTGGGGAACTCTATATAATGTGGCAACACATTTCTTTGAACTCGGTCTTAAAACACAGAAAGGAGAATAGTGTATGACAAAAGAAGAATTAGTTAAAGAAGTTATAGATTTGACTTTAGAGCAAGTAAAAGAACAAGGCTGGGATTTGCTTGATGCAGATGAAAACGAACAAATTGAAAGGGTTTATAACCTAATTAAAGAAGAATTGTAGATATGACAGACAAAGAGAAATTAGAATACATAAAAGTCGAGATTGAAAAACTTAAAGAACAACTTATTCGTGGTGCTTGTTCCTCACAAATTGTTATGGAAACTCGTTGTAAAGAAGAAGCATACAATGAAGTTCTTGCGATTTTTAACTCTTTGTAAGAAGAGTCTACAAACGATAATATGCATGATAAATATAAACGTATTACTCAGTCAAATATTTTTAAAGAAGTTTACAATAACAAGAGTTTAGGAGAAATAATTCCTGTTGATTCTGGAATTCAAGAAATAGTTGATGAACATTTTTGGGAAATGCTTGGTGAAGACCCTATAGTTGAGGACGTAGAGAAAGCATCATTAAGATTATGCCCTTTACCACCATGTTATAATGAAGAGCAGAGAAAAAGTGAAGCTTATGCAGAATCTTGGCAAAGAGCAAGAGATGAACAATGCGGTTTTAAACTTGGTGCGTTTTGGCAGAAGAAACAGATGTTACATATTGCTTGTGAGTGGCTTAGAAATCACCTGATTAATTATTGGTATAAAGAAGATAACTATTTTAATATCAGTGGTTGTATATATGAATTTAAAGAAGCAATGAAATCTATTAATGAAAAAAACAATGAGTGAAAAAGATAAACTCAGAGCTTTGTCAGACGGAAAACAACATCTTGGTTGGCTTGATGACGCTAATGCTTTAGAAGAGCCTATAAACAAAGAACTTGACAGGTTTATCAAGCAGCATGGCCCGATGGCTACTCTTGAAAGGTGTGCTGCCCACTTCGCTGAGTGGGGGAAGAGGAATAACCCGCCTATAAGTGATAACTTGGAAGAAGCATCAAAGGACTATGCTACACAAACTGACTGTTTTGGAAATAAGACAATTGCAGGTAATGAAGCTGACGCTTTCAAAGCTGGAGCTAACTGGCAGAAGGAACAGATGATGAAACAGCAGAATCTGCTATCAATATCTAATTAAAAAATGGCAAAGGAATATTTTTTAACACGTGACGAAAGAGGGCTTCGACTATTTGATAGTAAGCCTCATTTGGAAAGAGAAGAATTCAGACCAATACATTGGCAATGGGTTGATGATGAAGGTGGTCGCGGAATGTCAGTAGGTATTGGTTATGGACACCCACAAAAAGTAATGTTTAGAGAAATGAAAATGAACTCATACATAAAACTTATAGATTTTGGAGAAGATGGATTGTTTTCTCCATTGAGGTCAAATCATATATAATTACCAAAAAAAATAACTATGGCAAGATGGTGCTTACGATTAGACAAGTCATTAAATGATGACAGGAATACTGGTTGTATTGATGAATGGGGTACTCATCATCAATGTGAAGGATGTCCACATAACCGATATATGGGTGATGGAAAAGCAATATCAATTTAATTTGAATAACTATGGCAACAATTAAAGAAAATTGTTTCTCATGTGGTTGGTATAATCCAAGGCATACTGGTTCAAATATGCCAAAATGTGATAAATTAAGAAAACCAACTAACCCTTATAATCCAATTTGTAATCATGGCAACAATTAAAGCATATACAGACTTAGAACAATCAAAGAAGTTGGCAGAGATACTGCCACTTGAAAGTGCGGATATGTATTACAATTTAGCGGAGTCTAAGATACCTAACTTTATTGTGGGTAGCCATTCTGACTATAGATGTTACATTCCTTGCTGGAGTCTTGCAGCATTGCTTGGTGTTTTACCTGAATACAACCTCCAAAGAACTGATTGGTATTATAAAATAGAGCATAAAATTGTTATAACTACAAATAAAGATAATTATACTTCAAAGAATTGTGACAATCCAATTGATGCTTGCGTGGAAATGATTATTAAACTTCACGAAAGGAATTTGTTATGAAAGAGGAAGATATTACATTTTTAAAAAATGCTATAACTAATAAGCAATGTTATAATTGTGCCTTGCGAAAAGAGTGTGAAAAGGAAAACCCAGCTTTATTTGAACCAATAGGCACTTGTGGTAAATGGACAAATGATATTTAAGATATGAAAAGTTATACAGATATAGAACAATCAAAAGTTCTCGCAGAAATACTGCCAATTGAAAGTGCGGATATGTGGTGGAATTTTTATTCTGTAACTACGGATGATACAACTCCACAAATTATTCATCTTGATACTCCTTGGGTTGGCAGTTTTAATTGGAACAACGAACCTGATAATATCCCTTGTTGGAGTCTTACTGCATTGCTTGATGTTCTTCCGACAGGAAAAGTTTTATTGCACGATAAGGGGAATCGTGGGTATAAATGTATTTGTAATAATATAGACACATATTATTCCAATAATCCTATTGATGCTTGCTGCGAAATGATACTGAAATTAAAAGAAAATAATTTGTTATGAAAAGCTATTCAGATTTAGAACAGTCAAAAAAGTTGGCTGAGATTCTTCCACTTGAAAGTGCGGATATGGTTCTTTTACACGAAGAACCTTATGAAACAAGTGACAGCAAGTTTGATGGATTACATCAAGCATTGTGCGTACCATTTAGCAAATACGACAAATCTTGGAGACAAAAGTATAAGAATATCTCTTATTTTCCTTGTTGGAGTCTTGCAGCATTGCTTGAACAACTTCCTTATGAGGTGTGTGATGATGATGGTCATTCCTCGTACTTGGAAATTAACAAAGAGGACGATTTATACCAACTTGTATATACAGACCCCTACTGTGATTTTGAAAGTATTGAAACCGATAGGTATGAGTATTTTGTTGATGCTTGCTACGAAATGATATTGAAGTTACATGAAATTAATATTTTGTGATTATGAAAGAGAAAGAAGTATTAAATGGATATGGTGTTTTATTCGCTTTATATGTAGCAAAAGAAAGTGGTAAAAACCCAAGTGAAATAATAGATTTACTAAATAAGAATAAGAAGTATGAAAGAATTATCAATAGAAGAAAAGGCAAAACGTTATGACGATAGGCTTGAAAAGGCTAAAAAATGGTATGATATAAATACCAATGAAAGTTATAGGGGAATATTTGAAGACATTTTTCCCGAACTTTGTGAGTCAGAGGATGAGAAGACAAGGAAAGAAATTGTTCGATTTATCCAAATGGAGGTTGAGGACGAAATAGTAGGAAATAAATGGCTTGCTTGGCTTGAAAAGCAAGGTGAGCAAGATATGATACCACTTGATAAGGCAATTAAATTTCTCGATGACCAACTTGTTGATGATAAAAATGAAGTTACTGGTGAGCCATTTATCAACTTTCAGAACTACGGAGCTTTTAAAGAAACGTTTATTGCTTTCTTTAAAAGAAAAATGCTTGAAAAGCAAGGGGGGCAGAAGCTTGCTGATAAGGTTGAGCCAAAGTTTTGGGTCTGGTATGCTGGTAGTATATATAATGTGTTTGAGATAAAAGACATTGCTGGTGTAACATTCTATGGAATAGAAGATGAGCCTAATCACATTGATTATGTTAAGGCAGAGAATTGCGATATAATTAGTGGTTATTCCGTAAAAGAAAAGGGCTCTCCCTATCCTACTAAACCAGCTGTGTTTTCAGAACAAAAGTCTGCTGATAAGGTTGAACCAAAGTTTCATGAAGGTGAGTGGATTATTAGAAGTGCGGAGGGCTTCAAACATAACACTTATCTTGTTAAAGAGGTAAAGGATTATTATGCTTGTGAGGATTTAAAAGGTCAGAGAGTTACATTTACACTTAATGATGTTCATAAAAATTTCAAATTATGGGATATATCTGATGCAAAGGCTGGTGATATACTTTTTCAAGATTTAATGGGTGGAATTATATTTATTTTTGATGGAGTTAACCCAGAAATGGGCATATTATATTCTTTTATTATAAATAATGATGGTGAAGACGTTTTGCCCTATCATATTGGAAAACCAAATACAGGTATAGGATATGTTGAAGAAAACAAAAATATCATTTATCCAGCTACCAGAGAACAACGTGACCTCTTATTTAAAAAGATGAAAGAAGCAGGATATGAATGGGATGCTGATAAGAAAGAGTTAAAGAAAATTGAGCAGAAGCCTGTTACTATTGACATTGATAAAATGGTTAATAATTATGCAAATAATAATGAACATGGTAACGAAGAATTTGGAAAACCTGTTGGTTGTATGATTAGAGCATATAGACAAGGCTTAAATGATGCTATTAGGAAAGTTATATCGAAGCCTGCTTGGAGCGAAAAGGATGAAAGTCTGCTTCAACGCACAATCAGTCTAATAAAATGGACACATAAGATTATTAATGAAGAAGGTGCAACAGAGCTACAAGATTGGCTCAAATCCCTTAAACAAAGAATAGGAGGATAAGTTATGAATATTGAAATCCACAAATTAAAACAAATGTTTTTGCTTATTCCTACTATTGGAATTGACATTGAGTATAGATGCGTATTTATTGCATGGTTAAATCGAGCAATTTATTATGGTAAAGGAAAGAAAGGAAATTGAATTATGACACAAGAAGAAAAAGATTTATTATATAGACCAAAGCCTTGGGCTTTATATTGCAATAATTCATTCGTGGATTCATATCCATCACATAATGCAGCCAAACGTGCTTTGCATCGTAAGTGTGTAGATATGAAAAAATATCCATACGACTATGCAGATGAATATTACACAATAAAACCGTATAAACCGTGAAACAAGAAAGTGTATGAATTTAGATTCTAATGTTAGACATATAAAGAAAGAAGCATTTAATAATTGGTCAATCATTGATTTCTAATTCATAGTCGGTGGCAGAGCATACTCTAATGACACGCTGGAGCAACTGCCAGGATTACCAAAGGAGGACTGAACTATGGGACTACAAAGAGTTATCGAATGCCCTGAATGTGGTGAGCGTTGGACGGTTGAGCGAAATGTATCGGGAGGGTGGACTAATGCAGACCGCTGCCCGAAATGTGGAACTATTATAATGAAATCATAAAAAACGAATAACAATGGAACAGACCGAGAATGAATTTGGCATCCCTTACGAGGAACCTAAAGTGAAGAACGAAGAGCAGGAGGCAAAACTGAATGCGATTGTGAAGGAACTTGGGGCGACGATTACGGGGACGCTGGCACGGCATAGCCTGACCTACGGCGAGGGAATGACCGTGATGGCAACGGCGGTGCTCGACGTGCTCGACACTCTCAGCGACGTGATGAAGCAAGACCGAAAGGAAACCATCAGTCAGATGCTGTCGGCACTGGAGATTGGCCTTGAAGGTTGAACAACGGATTAAACGGATTAAACGGATTAAAAGGAATTATGAAATTCTACAGAAACGGAAACTACGTCGTCTGCATCAAGGACGACGGGACGAAAATCAGAAGGACGGACGGCGACGAGTTCATCCCGCAGTTTGCCGAGAATGTTGACGTTAAGATTACGTCGGCATGTCGCGTTGGCTGTCCGTTCTGCTATGAGGGTTGCACGAAGGACGGACGGCACGCTGACTTGTTCGGATTCCCATTCGTATTCTCGCTGCATCCTTATACGGAAATGGCCTTGAACGGAAACGATATGGATCACCCAGACCTCGAAAAGTTCTTAGTGTTCCTCAAAGAGAAGCGGGTGATGGCGAACATCACCGTGCATCAGCTTCAGTTCATGGTGAACTACGACCGACTACGCGAGTATGCCGAAAGCGGACTGATTCACGGCATCGGCATTTCCTACAACCACTACGACGAGGACTTTATCAGCAAGGTCAAGACGCTGCCGAATGCGGTCATCCACACCATCAACGGCATCTTGTCGCCAGTGGACTTACAGAACATGAGAGGTCACGGACTGAAAATGCTGATACTCGGTTATAAGGACTTGGGGCGCGGTCACAACTTCCTGAATGGTTGCGAAATCGCAGTCAGGGAGTTGCAACATCTGCTCTACAATATGCTGCCTATGATAGTCAGCGAAGACTGGTTTAGCCTCGTGTCGTTTGACAACCTCGCTATCGAGCAACTGAATGTAAAGCGGTTGCTGACAGACGGCGAGTGGCAGGAGTTCTACATGGGCGACGATGGCCGCTATACGTTCTACATAGACATGGTGGCTGGTACGTTTGCCCGAAACTCACTCTCGCAGGAGAGATATGACATTGGAATGAAAAGTATTGACGAAATGTTCAAAATTATAAGAAAGTATGAAAAAGCAAGTTAGAAAAAACATCTTTGAGACTAATTCAAGTAGTACACACTCCATCGTGGTAGGCAACAACGGCGAGGACATCTATGCCGGACTGCCGCGTAAGCTGGAGTTTCACGGCGACGAGTTCGGCTGGGAGCACCGCCTCTATACCGACACGCAGACCAAGGCCGACTATCTGTTCACGTCGCTCATCTACACCGACACGCCGATGGAATACATCGAGCGCATCAAGAGCATTCTGGCAAAGTGGAACATCGAGGCTGAGTTTGACGAGATTGAGGAGAAGCGTTACGAGTCGGGCTACGTCTGCTATGAGGTCAAGGACAAGTATTGCTATGTTGACCACGGCACAAACAACAGGGGTTTGGTGAAGGAACTTTGCGAGGACGAAGCCAAGCTGATGAACTACCTCTTCTCCGACGGCTCCTACGTTGAGACCAGCAATGATAATTCAGAGTATAGTCAGTTAGGCCATGAACCTGAGAACGTCATGTTGGATTATTACAAAGGGAATTAGTAGGCCGTGCGACGCATCAAGGCAGAGCAGGCACAACTAACATTATTTTAAGAAACGATACGACAATGAGTAAAGTAAAGTACAGAGTTCGGGAGTACAACCCGACGAGTGCCCAGCAAGGCAGCCACAGCTTCTTTGCCGAAGCGGTGATTAACAACGAGATCACCAACGCCGAGTTGGCTGACATTTGAGCGTTCCCGCCAAACGGGAAGCGGCGTAAGCCTAAGGGCAAATTAAGTTAAACCATTTAATAAAACAAGATTATGAACGAAATTTATTGGCTGACAAGAGTCGGCGAGTTAGACATGGTATTTGGCACCATGTGGATTTTGGCTATCGTAGCCTTTGTGATTATGTTGGTCGCCTTGCCAATATTCGGTGAGGATTGGAACGACGAGTTCAAGAACATGCTGAAGAAGTGGGCGGTGCGAATGGCCGTTCTATTCTGCATCGGCATCATCGGTGACGCTTTCGTACCATCAAAGAAGGACGTGCTGCTGATCTACGGACTTGGCACGACCATTGACTATGTAAAGAGCAATGATAAGGCAAAGCAATTGCCCGACAAGGCTGTGGATGCTCTGACGCGATACCTCGACGAAATCAGCAAAGACGAAGATAAGAAAGAATAGCCCCCTGCATTATAGCCGTCCCCCGTTCCGTCGGGGACTCTAAACATCAGCGAGGAAGTGTTGGAGAGCAACCGCATTAGCCTTGCCGACCACACGGGCACAAAGATGGTCAGCATCTACCCGAAGGTGAACGGCAGCGTGAGTGATGCCGACATCGAGCGCGAGACGACAGCAGCCCACACGGCAGACCCAAGCGTTCCGGTCCGCACCCGTGCCGAGGAAAGCGACCTGTTAAGAAAATGAATAGAGAGCAAAACTTAAAAAATAATAGTTTATATGAATAAAAACAGTTTAATTTGGAAAAGCGTCAAAGAAGAACTACCAATTATTGACGATGAGCACAAAGAAGGAGAAGTGCCATATTTAGGTATTTATTGTGAAGAAGAGTATTATGAAGGTGATGAAGAGTTTGATTCAATGGATATAGTATATTACTATGGAAACGGTCATTGGAAAAACTCAAGGTGGGAACATATAATTGTTAGTCATTGGTTAGAAATACCACCAGCCCCAACAAAATAATTACCTTATGTTATGACTAAGATTTGCACTTCAATAGAACAATCCAAGAAACTCATAGAATTAGGATTGGATGTTAATACTGCTGATATGTTATGGCAACAAATCTATGATGAAAATCATATGTTGTCTGATTATCGTCTTGAGCTTATACCATATAGATTTTATTCATATACAGCATCAATACCAGCATGGAGTCTTTCTGCTTTATTGGAGTTGATGCCTCCAATAGCATATAATTATCCTATTATGGCCAGATTAGCAGACTTAAGTATGGAATCTAAGTATTTCTTACAATATGTGGATTTAAATGTTTCTGGAGAATGTAAGTCTCATCATACAGGATTTTGTTCTACTCCTCTTGATGCAGCTTTTGAAATGATTATTTGGTTATTAGAAAATAATTATCTCTTATGTTAAAACGTTACCAATACTGGAGTAAAGAAGGAATTAAATGGACAAAATGGTTCAAGTGGCGTTCAGATTTAAGACCTACTATTCAAATTAACAAACTTAAAAACGAATACAAAGATGAAAGTATACATTCAGGTAGTTGATACTAAAACAGGTATTTATCAAACTGGAATGATCGATGAACCAGTTAAAGAAGGTTTTGAAGTGTTAAATGCTCTTAAACATTTTGGTGTCGATTCTGTTGATTGGGAATATAGTGATATTACATTTTTTGATGGAATTGGTACCTTTAGTAGTGGAACAGTTAGTGAAACAACTAAAGTAGTTTCAGTAATATGTATAGAGTAAATAATCTGAAATATGGACGTAAGAAATATTAAAGTATCTTTAGAAAAGGCTAAAGAATGGTATAATTCAAATAATCCTTCTTTAAAAGAAATAGCTTTACAAGCATTTACTAAAGAAGAATTAGAACAAATTGATTTAAAAGAAATAATTGATTTGCTTTTAGATTATAGATGTGAACTTACTACTACTCAAAGAATTCAACTTGAAAGTTTGAAGAATAGAAAGGATATTACTAAAGTATCTGCTCCTAAATTACTAAGAATTCTTGCAATTTATTTTAATGTAGATTGGAAAAAGAAAGAAGGAGAAGAAGGATATTTCTTCTATAAAAATGAGAGAGGATTTATGAATACTTGTAGTCCTAAAGTTATGGATAAGTATTGGTGTATATCTTCTCATACTTCTGTATGTTATCCGACATTAATATATTTTAAAAGAGAGAAAGATTGTAAAGAAGCATATAATATTATGAAAAGTTTAGGTAAATTAGATGCTTTATATACAGATTTTTAAGGTTGTGTCCGACCAACCTTCTGAGGCGGTACGATTGGGTCAGCCGAAGCTAAGTTATCAGTAAATCGATCGGTGATTGGGTCCAGCTCTTAACAAAATCGAGCGGAGAGTAAGGCAACTCTGGTAAAATGTACAAGATTTTAGTGAGAGACTACCTCTCACTTATTTTTAAAACAAATTAAACAATATGGAAATAAATTTAAGTGATTATGAATGCTTTATAGCAGAATGTTATGAAGCAGAAGATGAATTCTGGAAAGGAGTTTATGAAGAACTCGATGCAGATTATTGGATTGGCGAAAATAAAAATAATTTTGAAATTTAACATCTTTAAAATAAATTAAGATTTAAAAGTAGATAATTTTAAATTTTAACGTTAAATTTTAAAAAGTATGAATAAAACAATTTCAAAAAATCCTATTTAGAGATTTAAATAGGGGTAGAGGATATTAAAAGCTCTACTAGGAGGTACTCCATTAGCACTTCCTGCTGGACTTGCTGTTCCTGCTACTTCTGTAGGTATTCCAACAGCAGCTGCTGCAGCATCTGCAGCTGTTCCTACAGCTGCGGCTACAATTCCGATAGCATTACCTATGGCTGCAGCTGGATATGGAGCATATAAATTATATGATTATCTTTTCTCAGATGAAGAAAAACCTGTTAATAAGGGAAAAAATAATATAGTATCTAATTATCGTAATAAGATAACTAGTAAATTAAATTAGAGAAAGAAAATAACTAAAAATAATAAAATTACAGTAGGAACTGGAGATAATGCAGTAACTCTTACTCCAGAAGAATGGAGAAATTCACAAAGAGCTTATAATTTAGGAGATTTAAATACAGTAGTTGTTTCAACAAAATCTCCTACTAAAGTACAACAAAACATTTCATAGAAAAGAATTACAAGAATTCCATAGTATTATACTCCTAAATACAAAGCTAGGGTATCTGACTTAAACTTAAATTCTAGAGATGCAGTTATTACTAAATAGAGAGAATTAGAAAAATTCTATACTCCAGGTCAATTTAAAGATGATGGAATTTGGGGTGCTAATACTGAAGCTGCTTACTAGAAATTTTTACAAGAAACAAAACTTCCTACTAGTGAAACACCTACTTCTTTTACTCCTGTTAATTTATTACCAAATTTAAACTCTATAGAATCCATTCCAGAACAAATTACTTTGAGAACACAATAGCTTTAGCCTCAAATCACATATAATAGGGGTATGACTCGTAATTGGATTACAGGACATCTTAAGACTAATCCCTATCAATATACAGGAGCGCAAAGAAGAGCATTACGCTACTGGCTTAATGGAGATAGGGAAGGTTAGAACTATGATAAGAATCTATTAAAAGTGTTTGGTGATTTAAGTTAGTACGCTAAAAAAGGAGCTAAATTAGTTTCAGGAAATCCTATTGAAAGGTTTTAGCAAGGTAGAAATCTCCCAACAGCTCCTAAAGCTGAAGACAGATATAAGAACTCTTATAGAAGTTGGAATTGGCCTGAGTATAAGGAGGTTACTGCTGGTTCTAGATTGTTCCCAGGAGCTAAAATAAGTTAGACTATTGAAGGTTCTGATACAACATATATGGAAACTCCTCCAAGATTTCCTTTTGTAAAAGTAGTTCCTAGAGTAGCAAAAAATAATGCAAAAACTATAGAATGGAGAGATCTAATTACCGGGCAGACTTATCCAGAAGTTAGAAGAGGAAATTCACAAGAATATGAAACTTTAAAACGCAGATTTAATACTGCTTGGAATTTGGCTAAATAACATATTAACAAAAATTATCTTTTAAAATATAAAATTAATAATAATTTAAAAATCTTATTATGGAACAAATGTTTAATATTCCAGCGATTAAGTATATAGTAAGAAGTACTGGAGAAGAGGTAGAAGTCATTGATTTTGAAATTAAAGAAAGAGGAGGTAGAACTGAATTTGATTGGGTAAGTTATATTGATTCTAAAGGTAAAGAACATATTAAAGAAAAATTGAATATTCAATTTGATTTTAAACCTCAATCAACAGATATTTTTCAAAAAGTATTTAATGCTCCAGTATTTAAAGGTATGGCTACTGAAAGAAATCGAAGAATATTTGATTTAGCAAAAGAGCTTTATCTAGACAATAATAGAAATTACAGTATTATAGAAGCTGTAGAAAGAGCTACTAATTTTGTTGATAAAGTTGGAATAGAATTTGAAGAAAAATAATAATCCTTTTCGGATAGGGTTAAGCAGAACCTGTGAGTTGAATATATAATCAATCAAAGTATATTCAAGCACCTATTGCTTTAGTATAGACTATTAAAAAAGAATTGATATTAGATTAACTATCTAATATCTTTCTTTTTAAATTATATGAAATATATGAAAAAATTATTAATATTATTAACAATCGGATTATTTACTGCATCTTGTGCTAAAGATGACATAAAAGTCATTACAAATGCAGAGATTTACTCTCAAAAATTTGAAGATACTTTTGGAAAGATAGATCCAACTCAAACGTGGGGATTCTCAAATTCAACACGTTCAGCTAATACAAATGGTAATGAATGGGGTAACTCATATGTAGTTCCATCTGCAATTACCGAATCAGAATTAAATGATGTATTAACAGTATTTAATGAGGTTGGAAATGAATCTTATGTTTCCTTATTAGATTTAGATAAATTCTTTGTACAGCAAGTATATAAAGGCACAGCTACTTATAGAAATCATGCTGGACAAACAGTTGTTGGCTCACAACATATGGATTGGTTATGTACTGTAACAAATAAATATGTAAATGTAGTTAGTTGGTGGCCTTATGAAGAAGAGATAGTTACTGGAGCTAGTTATGACGACCACATTAATAACTTTAACAATGGAAATTGTAATGACTGGAATGGCATTATGCTAATGGAGAAGACCAATTCAAATAAATTCGGATTTAAGTCATCTGAAGATAATGGTCATGTATTCTACAATTTCCGTATGGAGAAGATTAATGGTAACTATTATGTAGGTTTTGACTTCGAAGCTAATGGACAAAATCCAAACGAACAAGTTGATAGAGATTATATCTACAACGATTGGATTGTAAAGATTGTTCCAGCAAGAGGTTATACTCCAGACGATCCTATTAAAGAAGAAGGACGTATTATCTGTGAAGATTTAGGTAATATTGGTGACTTTGATTTTAATGATTTAGTATTTGATGCTATTGTTCACGAATCAGGAAGAACTGAGATTACAATACTTGCAGCAGGTGGAACACTTGATATATCAGTAGATGGTGTAGATGCTGGACAAGTAATGGGAAAATTAGTAAATACTGGTTTAACAAAAGTTAACACTTATTATTTTGAATCTGAAAATTTATATGATAATTTAATAGACATTCCAATTATTGTATCAAAAACAACCCCTGCTGGTGTTGTAACATCATATGAACTTACCGCAGTGATGGGTAAAGCACCTCAAAAGATATGTGTACCAAGAACTTTTAGATGGTGTAAAGAATATAAATCAATTAAAGATGCTTATCCTGGATTCAAAGACTGGGTAAATAACAGAGAATTCTGGAATGGACAAGTAAACGAAGAATTAATATATGACGCAGATAAAATATAAGCAATACAATAATCCTCATCGTGTTATAGGTAAAGCAGCACATGCGAGTGAGATAAGCAATTAATCAAAACTTATTTCGAAGCACCTATTGCTTTAGTATAGGTAAACCTTCCCTTCACGGGGAAAAGCTGCAAAGCCAGGTAGAGGAAGTCCTGGCATTTAGGAGTATAGTTTAATTGGTTAAAATGTCTGGCTTACATCCAGAAGATGCCTTGGTTCGAATCCAAGTACTCCTACAAATAAAAATTCTGATATAGCTTAGTTGGTTAAAGCGCCATCCTGATAAGATGGAGATCCCTAGTCCGAGTCTAGGTATCAGAACTAACGGTCTATTAGTACAACGGCTAGTATATCTGACTGTCTATCAGAGGATGGGGTTTCGATTACCCCATAGACCGCTAAAATAAGGATCTCTAGCATAAGGGTTAATGCACCTGACTCATAATCAGGCGACTATCGGTTCAAATCCGGTGGGATCCACTAATAAATCATAATAGCCTAGTCGAAAGTAGAAGTTTCTGGGTGCTTGAAGGCAGTTGCTGGACAACGCAAGAGGTAAATTCTCCCTGAGGATAGATAAGTACGTACTGTTATGATTTATTATATCCAGTTGCCTGAGGGGTTTAAAGGGCTTGTCTGCAAAACAAGTTTTCGTTGGTTCAAATCCAACACTGGATTCTAAAAAATTTATAATATGGATTACACAAAATCAATAGGAAATGTTAATGAATTAAGATGTATTACTAAATTTATGTCAAAGGGATATGATTGTTCTATTCCTTATGGAGATAATGCAAAATATGATTTTATTGCTGATATAAATGGAAAATTATTAAAATTTCAATGTAAATCATCTCGTAATGTAAAAAAAAGTAATGGCGAAATTGATAAAGATGCTTTTCAAATTACTTGTACCCATACTACAACTAACACTCAGCAAACTATACGTCATAAGTATACAAAAGAAGATATAGATTATTTTTGTACTTGTTTTTTAGGTAAAGTATATGTAATTTCAGTAGATGAATGTTCCAATACTAAAACACTAAGATTAGCACCTCCATCTTATAATACAGAAACTTATAATAAAGCTGAAAATTATCTTTTTGATAATGTATTTAGTGAAGTATCTGAAGAATATGCTTCTTCTAAAGAAGTTTTTTTATCATCTAGACAAGAGAGTATCAAAAAAGAAAGATCTATGTGTGCTGAATGTGGAGAAGTGGAAGTTTATTATACTGGGGGTATTTGTCCAAAATGTTCAGCTAAACATAGAAGAAAAGTTGAAAGACCATCTAGAGAAGATTTAAAAGGACTAGTAAGAAATATATCTATGGTTAAAATTGGAGAAATGTTTGGAGTTAGTGATAACTCTATACGAAAATGGCTGAAAGAATATAATCTTCCATTTAAAAAAACAGAAATAGATAGATATGATGAAGAAACTTGGAAAAGTTTATAGATATAATATTCTAGGTGTCGCCTAACGGTATGGCGCTGGTTTTGGGAACCAGAACTAAAGGGTGTTCGACTCACTTCACCTAGACTATCAGTAGATAGTTCTTATTTAACTTAATTAATGTAAAATGAAGAAAGGTTTTATTTTAACATTTTTAATGGGATTATTAGTATCATTTGTTTCTTGTAATGGATGTAAAAAGAATGATGCTAAATTAGAATTGACTGATTCTGTTATTAAATTGGAAAATGTATCGCATATGATTTCCACAGATCGTCAACAGATGTTCTTACAAGTACAAAATGACTATCGTTGGTATGAAACTTGTATAGAGTTTGACAAATTTTTAGATGAAGAAAATGATGGAACAGTTCATGCTGTTGTTAATATTTTTCAAGCTATTAGCAATGTAGATGACCATAGTGCAGATGTAACTGTTTATGCTTTTACACATTTAGCTGATACTATGTCAGTATATCCAAAGCAAGGTTTCTGGGTTGAAGATATGCCTCTAAATGAAGAAGCTATCAAATTATCATGGAAAGAAGCTTTTGATAGAATGATGGCTACTAATGCTCCAAAACCTCATTCGAAACAGGCTTGTTTACGTAAGCCTATTGGTCCATCTGATTGTAATTCTCAATATGTATTCGGTAACATCCATTCACAACTCTGGGTTGATGCTGTAACAGGAGAAGTTAAGAATTCTAATCCTGCTTTCCCAGATAGCTTAGGATTTAAGATGCCACTTGGTGAGTGGCCCTAATCATAATAAAGATTCAATTTTAGTTATGGAGCTACGAGTTAGCTCCTTTTTACGCCGAATTGGCACAGCGGTCGACTGCACGGGATTTGTAATCCTGTTCCATTAAGGACACCTCCGTTCGAATCGGGGATTCGGCTCAAATATAATTATATAGTAGTTGCAAATGCTATATAGACGTAAGGCTAACAACTCTATTTGTTAGGGAAATCGTAAAGTTCACTATCTTGTACGACAGAAGATTGTCCGTAGTTCAGTATTGTCTTGTACATTTCGAGGAATTTACAAATACGAACTGTCGTGTTTAGCTGAAAAAGGGTTTGTAGTAGGCATAAGATTGGATAGGACAGAAACCCTGCGTCTTAATTAAGTAGACAACAGGCCATTGGGTAATTCCATAGGAGTGCTGTAACTCAATCTATGATTACTAATCAACAGGTGAAGAGGCTGTAGATTAGGCTTAGCATTGTGCCAGGTAAACAATGCAAATTGTGGAGTAGCCAAGTGGTCAACGGCATGAAACTGTAAATTTCACTCCTTCGGGATACGTATGTTCGAATCATACCTCCACAACTAATTAAATATGTGTAATATGGATGTAAAAAATAGAATTTAGACCGGAAGAATAGGTCTAACAATGGCTATTAATTATTTTACAATACAAGGTTATACTGTTTCATTACCTATTAATGATACACAATGGTATGATTTGATTGTAGAAAAAGATGATAAATTTATGACAGTACAATGTAAAGCTACTGCTACAGATGATGGACATATAGACTTCAGATGTACTGGAGGAACTAATGGAAAGATTTATGATCATGTTTTAAATCATAAAATAGATATTATTTTTTGTGTAAATAAGGATTTAAATGCTTGGGTAATACCAGTAAAAGATTTAATTGATGCAGATGTTAAAAATACTATTAGACTTAGGACAGAACCTACTAAAAATAATCAAGGATTTCAAACACACAAATATTTAATATATACTTAAAGATAATATTGGGCAATAGCGCAGGTGGTCAGTTCGCGCTTGACTGAAAATCAAGAGATTCTAGTTCAACTCTAGATTGCCCAACTATTGTAACTACTATAGATAATAGGGATCCAGTCTATAGTCATAAGAACTAGTATACAGGCATAGAAGATTCAGGTTCTTAAATACTTCAGTAGCATAATTGGAAGTGTAGCTTGACTCCAAATCAAGAAAGCGTATGTTCGATTCGTACCTGAAGTGCATTAATCCAGGATAGCTTAGTTGGTTAAAGCGTGTGATTCATAACCACAAGAGCATGAGTTCAATTCTCATTCCTGGGACATTTGGAGGTAGATTGCCGGAACGCTAACGGGCCTGACTTGAAATCAGAGGCAACCTTTGGGTTGAGTGGGTTGAACTCCTACATCTACCACACTTTGGAGAGAGCAAACCTAGAAGATAGGTATTTGACTGCTAATCAAAATGTTCATTTCGGTGAATACGGAGCGTAACCGTGCCTCTCCGCTAAAATTATTAATTATGAATAGACTTAGAATAGTAACTTATAACATTGATGGATTACCAGAAGTGTTAGATTTAAAAGAATTACCTTGGTATTTGAAACCAATATGTTGGATTTATAGATTATTTAAAGGTACTACACTTATTAAAATAAATGATAATAAAGATGTAACATCTAGAATCAAATCTATAAGTGAATATTTATTAAAGTTAAATGCAGATATAATCGGAGTTCAAGAGAATTTTAATTATAATAATGAACTTATAAGTAATCTGCAAAATAAATATATATTTGGAAATTATAGAGGAGGAATTGATTTCTCTAATGTAAGATGGATACCTTATCCGAAATTTAAAACTGATGGATTAACTTTTATGAGTAAAATCTCGTTTGATGAAGCTGATATAGTTAAATGGAATGATAATTGTGGATATATAAGTAGTGCAAACGATTTACTTATAGAAAAGGGATTCAGATTAGAAGTAGTTAGAATAGCTGATGATTTATATCTAGATGTCTATCTATTACATATGGATGCAGATTTCTGTAATATTGAATGTTCAGATTCTGAAGTAAGAGGATTACAATTAAAACAATTAGTCGATTATATTATAAAAAGAGATAGTTATAATCCTATTATAGTAATGGGAGATACAAATAGTTCTCCTTATTATAGTTGGGATATTAAAAATATAAACATAGAATTATTACATAGAATAGAACATGTTTCTACATTACATTGTGAAGAAGCTATTCCTTCTAATTGTAAAGATGTAGATAGAATATTCTTTATTAATAATGATAAATCTAAATATAAGTTAGAACTAGAAGATGTACGTTATGATACTATAATATTATCAGATCATAGACCTCTTATAGCAACATTTAAGTGGGACAGTGGCGCAACTGGTTAAGACGCACTTGACTTAGGATCAAGAAATCGAAAGGTTTTTGGGGGTTCGAGTCCCTTCTGTCCTACTAAAATTGGGGTATAGCTGGAAGGTCAAGCAAAAGTCCGTTAAACTTTAGATGTGGGTTCAATTCCCACTACCCCAGCTTAATATGGTGGTTATAGCTCAGTTGGTAGAGCGCCAGATTGTGGCTCTGGAGGTCGTGGGATCATACTCCACTAATCACCCAAAAATAACTAAAAAATAGGCTATAAATAAATTTTGATTTTTACTACTTGATTTATGTCAAAAAGTGTGCGAACACATTTGATTATTTTTCGAAGAAGATATATTTATTATGTTCTTCAATAGATAATTAGTTTAAATTTAAAATTTATTAAGACTATGGCAAAGAAAGTTAAAAATTTACTAGTAAGATTAGGAAAAGCATATATTGATGGCTATGCAAAGATGTATTATCCAGCAATTAAAGCAGGCTGTCATCCATACTGTTTCTAATCAGATAATTTAATTTAAATAGATAATTATGAGAAGAATTTTTTTATGTTTATTGTGGATTGCATTAGTAGAACCTAGTAATGTAGAATCTAATGAAATTAAATGTGTTCCTATAACTAAGGCTGAAAAGAAAAAAGATACAATTCCTGTATTAAGTAGAGAAAACCTTAGAAAGGAGCTTATTAAAAGGAATATTCCCCATTATGAAATAGTTGAAGCACAGGCTATTCTTGAAACTGGACATTTCACTTCTAAACATTGTAAAGAGAGAAACAATATATTTGGAATGAGAAATAGAAAAGGTTATAAATATTATAACAATTGGATAGAATGTGTAGATGATTATGAACAGAGGTTCAGTAAACGCTATAAAGGCGGAGATTATTTCGAATTCTTACGTAAATGTAATTACGCTGAAGACAAATTGTATGAACAAAAAGTAAGAAAATTAATTAAACTATGAAGAAAATTATTTTAGTATTTGCACTTTTAATTAGTGCTATCGTTGGAAACGCTCAAACAGCAGTTCAAACAAGTAAATGGTATGACAACATTTCAGTTGGTGCATTTGGTGGTGTAGCTACCCCATTAGATTTCAATTCTGTAACTCCCCTTAATTCTTTTGCAGGACTTAAATTACAAAAGAATTTTACTCCAGTATGGGGACTTCAAGCAGAAGGATTAGCAATGTTTAATGATAATCATTTTGCTGACAAGAAGACATTTGTTAAGTGTACAAATGTTGGACTCAATGGAGTAATGAATGTTTCTAATGCTCTTGGTCGTCAACGCAACAGAGTATTTGAAGTATTTGCAGTTGCAGGTATGGGTTGGTTACATTATTTTAACAATGCTAACTATTTAACTTCTAAGACTGGATTGGAATTCAACTTTAATCTTGGTAAAGGACACGCAATTAATATCAATCCTACAGTCTATTGGAATTTAAATAGAACTGGAGAAGTTGAATTTAACAAAAATCATGCTCAACTTGCACTTAGTATTGGTTATACCTACAATTTCAAGACTTCTAACGGAACTCATTCATTTAAGTTCTATGATGTAGGTGCTATGATTGACGAAATCGATCGTTTAAATTCAGAATTAGCAAAGAAGCCAACAGAAATTGTAAGAACTGAAACTAAAATTGAATATCTTCCAGCAACTACAGTTGTTAATAATCCTTATATTGTAATGTTTGCGAAAGGTAGTTCTAATTTAAGTGCTGCTGCTATTGAGGTTCTTAGGTCTATTCCTGCAGGAAGTAAAGTAAAGGTTATTGCAACTGCATCTCCAGAAGGTAGTGGTGAATTTAACTTTAACTTATCACAAGAGAGAGCAAATTCTGTCAAAAACTATCTTGAAGGATTAGACATAGAGGTTGTTTCAGCAACAGGACTTGGTGTTCAAGGGGAAACAAGTAATAGAGTTGCTGTAATAGCTGTTCAATAAAAGAGGAGTTAATCTCCTCTTTTTGCGTTCTTAGCTCAGTAGGCTAGAGCAACAGATTTTTAATCTGTGGGGCCTGGGTTCGAGTCCCAGAGATCGCACTTGATGCACCCGTAGCTCAGGGGATAGAGCAACTACCTTCTATGTAAAATTGGATGCTATGGCGAGAAATCCCATAGTAGAATCTCCCTAAAACGGTGGAAGTTCTTTTAATTAGTATTAATGCGAGTATTAATAACACGGTTACTATCGTAGTAACAAGGCGAATGATATTAATGCGTGAAGCCTAATCCTTCTTAGGGATAAAAGAGAAAGCAGAGAGCTAAAGATACTAAACACTAACCAATAATGTGTAAGGATAATACCGTGCTAAGTTGATAGGACATTAAAACGAATGGAGTATTGCAATACTTGCTACCTATCATAAATGTGTAGAGAGTATATAGGAGATATGGGGGAAATACATTGAATACCCTCACATTCCATTCAGATGTATCTGATAAGAATGCCTAAGTTGAAATTTATATCTTGAAAATGTGACGAGACTTTAGTGTCACAATAGTTCAAATTACGAGAAGAACAACATTGATAGATATATCTAGCTAGAAGTTCAATATGGTAAAGATGTATTCCAGACCACAACAATAAAGTTTTGGTGAGGGGAAGCCATATAATAACCTGTTTAAAAACATCTTTATTTGGCTATGGTAACATAGAGTGGTACGAAGCAGTGGGTCGCAGGTTCGAATCCTGCCGGGTGTACCTTTTATTAAAAATTAAATATTATGAGTTGGTTAAATTAGTCAAACAGAATGAAGCACCTTCTTTTTGCTATTCCTATAGGATTGGTATTCACAATTCTATGTGTATTAGGAGTAGCATTTGGAATGGAGTTTAAAGACCACTAGTATGGTGGCAAATTTGATTTCTTAGATATTGCTGCAACTCTTTTAGGAGGATTGATTGGACAAGTACTACAAGTAATTTTGTATTATGTCATATTCTGATATAAAAGAATTATGTAGAAAAGGAAAGACAGGAATGGTTCCAGGATGGAAAGGTTATCTAAAATGGAATTATTCTGAAGATGAATTATAGTTTATAAATGGAAACTATAAAATGTCCCAAAGTGAATTAGAAGATAAAATAATTAATAGAACTGATTTGTATTATATAATATGATATGTATAATTTTAATAATCGTATGTATGATAATTGCATATACACATCCGTGGATTGATTATTATACTGATTACAGAGGAATAAAACATTTAGTTTTATGGTTTACAAATGTTAAAGGAGAACGGAAATTTATTAATTTAATAGGTAGTCAAGAGTAATTGGCTACCTTTTTTTGTAGCATATGTATTTAGATAAAAGAAGATGGATTTATTTGGATATTAGAAATCCATTTAAAACAATGAAAAAACTGAAAGGTGTTTTTAAACCTTTAAAATGTCATTTTAAATGGAATACTAATGATGATTTGTTTCCTATGCTCTGGTGTTCTAATCCCGCATATATACATGTAATGAGTATAGATGTTGGTTGGAAGGATAAGTTTGATAGTCCAAGGTATGAATATCCTCCTGCAATTTGGATTCATATATTTAAACTAAATATGATTTGGTATTGGGAACTTCCGAATGAAAAATATATGGATGATTATTGGGAGCAAGCTCTTTGGTATTTATATTACTATAAAAATATTTCTTATGGAAGATTAGATTCTCCTAACATAGAAAAAGCTAAAGAATCTTGGCCTTGGTTAGATATGGAAACTGATGAATCAAGTTGGGATGATAATTATTTAATAAAATGAGTGTATTTTTTAAACATTAAACAATATTTTGAAAATTATGATACAATACATTAAAGTAGAATGGCCTGAAATTCAGGATTATATGAATCATCCAGATTATCAAAAAGAAGTAGGCTACGATCCAAATAAGGATTGTTGGTTTGTTCCAGAAGAATGGGATGATTATGTTAATGAAATGTGTGGTGGTGATTTAGAAGACGCATTAGGATGACTAATTATAAAATATACACAGACGGCTCTTGTAGAGCTAATGGAAATGGAGGAATTGGTATAGTATGGCTTAAGAATGATAAAAAAGTACTTGAATATTCTAAAGGATATAAGAATACAACCAATAATAAAATGGAATTAAGAGCAATAATGATTGCTGTTTTATCTATTAAAGAACCTATTGATTCTTTAGAAATTGTTACCGATTCAGAATATTGTATTGGAGTATTAACAAATCCAACTTGGAAACCTAAAAAGAATATTGAACTTATAAGAGTAATTAAAGAAGCTATATCAGCAAAACAAAAGTTAGTAAAGAGTCCTATTAAATGGACACATACTAAAGGACATGCTGATGACAAATGGAATAATTTATGTGATAAACTTGCTCAATCTGAAAGTAGTATGGTATGAAAAGAAAACTTTTAAGAAGGGGAACTGTCCTTCAACAGAAGGGAAAACCTTCAAAACTTGCTTATGTAATGGATATTTTTTCTAATCATATTGTTGTTATAATAGATGGTAAAAAATCTAATATAACAAATGGTATGCTAGATGAATATTGGGAATTATTAAATCCTATTAAAGACAATAGAATTGTATCTAATAAAACATTTGCTACTAGATTTAGACAATTCTTAAAGTGGATTCCAGAAGATTGGTGGATGTCACAACCACATTATTATGAGGAATTCCAGTATATGGATTATGTATCAGAAATGTTGTTAGCTTATCAAATAGATACTGCCACAGATGAAGATGAAGTTAATTATTTAAAAAGGATGGAAAAATTTAATCTATTATGATAACTGGAAGTGAAATATTAAAAGACCTACAAGCTGTAAAAAAGAAAGCAGAATTTGTAGAAGTTACCTATCCTAACAATTTGTTATGGCCAGATGTAAACAAACGTCTAGAAGAACTTATTTCAATAATTAAAAAAGATATGAAAATGTTTGGCTATGGATAAAAATGAATGTATTGATATTTTTAATAATATGGTAAGGGGAGACCCTGTATCTTTTAAAGATAAATTACTTCCTTTAGTTTCAGATTATTTAACAGAAATTAAGTATGAAAAATCTGATAAGATAATAAATTTAATAGTAGCAAACCCTCAATTAATCCAACACGCAATTCCAACAGTTGTTGAGTATTATTGTAGGAAATATGATATTTTGATACTTAAACAAGTAATAACTCCAGATAATTTAAATTTTTTAAAAACTATTTTATATTATGAATGAGAATGTAAATGAAAATCCCGTTGTAAGAATGCCTATTGTTACAACAAGAGAAGGTCAGAAGATTACTAAGACCTGTGTAGAAGATGTTTATAAAATTGTAAACAGGGTTATTGAAGCTATGGATAAAGCTCATAACAGTTCTACTGAATTAATTGATGCTCTTCAATATGATGAATATAATGAAGATACTGCTGTAGTTTTCGGAACTGGAACTTCTCAACCTTGTTTAACAGATGCTTTTGATGAAGAGATTGGAAATAATATTGCATTCATGAAAATGAAGTTAAATGCTAATATTAAGAAACACAATCTCCTTTGTAAGATTTATAATAATTATCTAAAGGTTATTTATCTTCTATATAGTGAGATAGATAAAGTAGATGATTATATTTTATTGGATTTAAACGGTGTGCGTAAACACAATCCTGATTATTTAGCCGATTTAGAGAAAAAACTCGGAATAGACGCAGTTTAACAATGAAAATGAAAAATAGAATTAAGAGATTACAAGCTAGAATTAAGGCTTGGGAATCTTATCCTAAAAATCCAGCGGGTTCATATACAAAGCCAGGAAGTTTAAATAAATGAATAGAAAAAGATTATTTACTGAGTTAAATAAGCTATGTAATGAAATGGATTTAGAATACGACACTTGTTGTGGAGGATGTTGTTTTGTTACAGCTTGTTTAGCTGAAAATTTAGAAAGAAATAATATTCCGTTTAAAATTGCAAGAATATCTTGGCCATGTCACTATTTTATAAAAGTATCTGATAGATATATTAATAGATGTGATTTCGATACTAGAGTAAAGGATGTTGAATTATTGGACTATGATTCTAATTATCTATATGATACATATCGTACTGAAACATGGAATTCTAGATATAATAGAAAATGGAACTTAATTGTTTCTACTAGAATAAGCTCAGTTTTTAGAAAATATGCAAATAGTAGAACCTGATTTTACAATGAAACCCGCATGTAGCTCGTTCTATGATTTAACATTTAATAAGAGAGTTAAGAAACGAGATACAGGTAAATATGAAATAGAACCTGGTCCTACATTATATGGATTAACACTTTCTCGTGCTCTTAACATAGTAGCACATCATAGAACTGCTAAGAAATATGCAGAAGATAATATATCTCTAAAACAATTCTTAGCTGAATTTAAGAAGAATTATAATGAATTAATCGAGTTGTGTAGAGAAACACCACCAGAAAAATTTGATACAGGAGAATGAAAAATTGGAAAGTAGTTGCGTTATTTGTACTAGCATTTATTATTATAATAATTGTGTATGTATATATGGCTGATTTTAGTTCTCCATCACAAAAAGATGATTTGTTATTAAAGAAAATTACAGAATTAGAATTAAAAATAGATTCTTTGAATAACAAAAAGGATAGTATTAGATCTGTAATTGATTCTACACACGTAAAAATTATTACAAATGAAAAACATTATCAAGAGAGGATTAATACTATTATTAATCAGCCTTTGTCTGCCGACTCCGAGTATATCTCAAACTACATCGGCAGATACATTGAAAGCCATCAGTCTTATTTTCAATGAACACGAAAAGCTGAGTATTGAGAATCCTTTATTAAAAGAAGAAATTGCTTCTTTAGAGGAATTAAACAGACTTTATTCTAAATCGGATTCTATACAGAATGTAGAAATTGAACTTTATAAGGATAAAGTTGCTGATGACGCTAAAAAAATTGAGAAACTAAAATCTGCTCAAAAGAAGACCATTATAGGTTCTTCTATAGGTGGAATTGTATTATTTATTTTAGGATTACTTCTATGAATTTATATAACATTTATTACGGGACAATTGGAAAGACATTAGATTGTAAGTATCGATTTAGTAAATATTGTAAAGATGAACAATCTGCTATTAAATTAGCATATGATTCTGCTTCATCACTTTATTACAAATATGAAGGAAAATATGGTATTCCTTCGTTTAATACGGTTCTTAAAGAATCTGAAATAACAGGTATTGATATTGAAGATTTATATAAAGACCATATTAATGATATGATGCGATGGTATGCTATTCCTACAGAGATTGATACTATTTCTAGTAAAAAATTAAGATTTTAATTATGGGAAAATAGTTAACAAATCAAGAAATTATAGAGAGAATTATTGATGTACATGGTGATAAATACGATTGTTCAAAGGTAGATTATATTAATTCACGAACTTCCATAATTTTAATATGTAAAAAACATGGAGAATTTAAATATTATATTAAACATTTGAAAGAAGGTAGAGGTTGTCCTATGTGCTCAAAAAATAAAACTATAATAGATTTTATAGAAAAAGCAAGAGATGTTCATGGTTCAAAATATGATTATTCTAAATCAAATTATACAGGAAGACATAATAAATTAATAATTACTTGTCCTATTCATGGAGAATTTGAGTAGGAAGCAGGAGCTCATTTGTCTGGATGCGGATGTCCAAAATGTGCTAATGAACATAGAAATGATTATAAGAAATTATCTACAGAGGATTTTATAAAAAGAGCAAAAGAAGTTCATGGTAATAAATATGATTATAGTAAGGTAAACTATAAAAGTCTTGAATCAAAGGTGACCATAATTTGTCCAATACATGGAGAATTTGAACAAAGAGCAGACAGTCATTTATTTCAAAAATCTGGATGCCCAAAGTGTAATCAATCTAAAGGAGAAATAGATGTTGAAAATTATTTAATTAAGAATAATATTAAATATAAATCATAGTATTCTATTCAAATTGATTAGTTGATTAATTCATCTGGATATGCTTATATAGACTTTTATTTACCTGACTATAATCTATTTATAGAATATAATGGTAAACAACATTATACCCCTGTACAATGTTTTGGAGGTTAGTTAACATTTGAACATCAATAGAAAAGAGATCAATACGTAATAGAATATTGTAATAAAAATAATATTAATTTATTAATAATTAAATATTTAGATAATGTAGAAGAAATGTTAAATCAATATTTCGTTGGACACAATTACAATCCATTGTAGACTTCTTGCTAAAGAAGAAGATTTAATGGGTTATAAAACATTAGTTTTTAGAAATTTAGATAATGCTCCTTTCGGACAAAATTATTGTATGGTAACTGTATGTCCTAATTGGCAATCTAGTATACCTGAAATAAATGATATTGGTTTTTTAACATATATCAGTGTTGTTGGAGGAGAAGATGATTATTACGATAGATTAAATGGAACTTTCGTAAAATATAACTATACAAATACATATTTTGTAAAATTTGTATCAGAAAAAAGTAAAGATAATTCAAAAAAAGATATAATATTATGATAAGTAATGAACAACGTATTAGGAGATGCTTTGCAAAAAGCTTTAGATAATAAGAAAAATGATTTCTCCAATTTCGTATGGAAAGGTGAGAAAAGAAAAGAAGGTGAAAGATATGTTCAAGATTCTGAGTTAATTGCAGATATGAGTCCAGAAAGACTTAAAGAATGTTGGCAACATTGTGAAAAGATGTTGAGAAATGAAGATAGTAAACATCTTGGAAGATATAACGTTCTTGAAGAAATTACTGACCAAATTAATAAATGTAATGTTGAACTATTATTAAGATATTTTGAGAATAGTTATTTGAAGGATGGAAGAGATGACATCAGAAGAAAGACATTATGGTTAAATCTCAGAAAGCTAATGGCAAATAATCCAGAAATAACTGATTGGACTACTGTTCCTCTTAGCACAATAACTTCAAATCTTCCTTCAGAATTTAGTGATGTTAACATAGCAGATGTAATGGATGGTTGTATTGACTATCTTGGTGCTTTCGACAAGCAACATCTTACTATGACATTTATTACAAAGATGGGATTATGGTTCACTAAATCTGAAGAGAATGAATTAAAGAATGTTGCTGCCTCTAGTGCAGAGAAATTAAAGTTAGCTAAGGAAAGACTTCACTTGCCTTCTAAACTTGTTCTTAAATTTAGTGAAAAGGGTTTATCTTATCACGAAATGAGAGCAATGCTTACTCTACCTAAGAAACAAAAATATTCTGACATGACTACAGAACAATTAGTAACTCTTCGTAATAAAGTATTACTTAGACTTTCTAAGAGAATTGATGGTCATATCTTTAGCTGGAGACGTCTTCAGAAACAGATAGAACTTGTTGCAAATAGTAAAGGTGTTAATTTAAATGACTAGGACTGAACGACAACGAGAATCTATAAGGAGATGGATTGCAGCAAAAGGTAAAGGAACAATAGAAGGTTGTACTGGCGTAGGTAAAACTCGTATAGGATTAATGTCTATCAAAGCTTTACTAAAAAAATATCCTCAATTTAGAGTTCTTGTTGTCGTTCCTACAACTGCTCTTAAAGATCAGTGGCAATTACAAATTGACGAATGGGGATTTTCATTTAATGTAGAAGTACAAGTTATAAACACTGTTATTAAACATGATTGGACTTGTGATTTTCTTATAATGGATGAATCTCATAGATTTTCTAGTAATGATTTCAGTCAAATATTCAAAAGAGTAAAATATAAACTTATACTAGGACTTACAGCAACTTTTGAAAGACTAGACGGCAAACATATAATTATGGAAAAATATTGTCCAGTTATAGATAGAATTACATTTGCTGAAGCTTTAGTAAATGGATGGGTATCTGATTATAAAGAATATGTTGTACTTATAGATGTAGACAATATTAATGAGTATAAATCTATGAATAAGGAATGGATGGAGCATTTTGAATTCTTTCAATATGATTTCAATTTAGCTATGAGTATGGTTAAACCTAATGTTGGATGGAAAAATAAATTAGCTTATCGGGATAGAATATATCAAGGTAATGATGAAGAAAAGAAAAAAGAAATCTTAAAATCTATAAATTTTCATTCTATTAGATTTATGCAAACAATGCAACAGCGTAAATCATTTATAAATAATCATCCTAAAAAGATTGAAATTGCTAGAAAAATTATACAAGCACGTTCTAATAAAAAAATTATTACTTTCTCTAATAATATAGCTATGGCAGAATCTATTGAAAATGGACAAAACGTTTACTCTGGAAAAGTTTCTAAAAAGAAAGGAAGAGTAATGATCGAAGATTTTGTAGCACAAGAAATAGGTACTCTTCATACTATTAGAAAAGCAGATGAAGGACTTGATATACCAGGACTTTCTGTAGCTATAATACTTGGTACTGATTCTTCTGAGACTAAAGCTCGACAGAGACGAGGTTAAAATAATAAATATTTATAAATTTAAGATTTATTTTGAATTTTTGTAAACTACGTTGATTTTAGTAAAAATACGTTGAATCGTAAGATAATTTACTAATTTTTTACTAAAAATTTTGTAATTATGGAATTTACAAAAAAATACAAAGCTTATGTACTTATGGATCCTGAAAATAGGATTCCAAGATATGTTGGAATAACAACTAAACCAATTAAACAAAGATTTGCAGGACATTTATCTGATATATATAATCGTCCGGAATTAAATAAATATAAAACAGCTTGGTTTAAAAGTCTTTTAAAAGGAGGCAAAATGCCTATAATAGAGTAGATTGCTGAATTTGATGATATTGAAGAAATGAAGTAGTTTGAAATTGATTATATAGCCAAATATAAAGAAAAATATAAATTAATAAATCAAACTAAAGGAGGGGATATTCCAGGATTTAATTCATGGTCAAGAGAAGCAATACTTAAAAAAGAAAGAACAAGAGCTGTTGAATAGTATAATATTTTAGGTGAAAAAATATCTGATTATGAAATTATGGAGGATATTGGAAGAACCCTTAATTTAAAGGACAAAGCTTGTTCTCATGTAACACAATGTTGTAAAGGAAAACGTAGACATGCTTACGGATATATCTGGAGATATAAGGGAGAACCTTTAGGTGATATATCAGATATAAACCCAAAGTCTTTATACTTTAATAAATTGGTTTAGTATGATTTAGAAGGAAATAGAATTGCAGAATATAATTCTTATAAAGAAGCAAGTGAAGCAATAGGAGATAAAAGTAAAGGAGGTAATATTGCTTCTGTTATTTCTGGAAAACAAAATAGTGTTAAAGGATTTATATTTCAAGTAGAACCTATTTATGTTTATTTTGATCAAAAGTTATTTGAAGATAAATATCTTAATTGGAAACAAAATCCTACAGTAATATCAAATAGAGGTGGAAATCATTCTATAGAACAATTAGACTTAGAAGGAAACGTCTTAAATAAATTTAATTCTATGTTACAAGGAGCTATTGCTGTATATGGATATGAAAGTGCAAGGCAACATATAAGTAAATGTATAAAAGATTCAAATTTAGATTTTAAAGGATATAAATGGCGCAAGGCCTCGTAACCCATCTAATTCTGTGAACGAACTCAAACGAGTCAATACAGAGCTAATAAAAATGTGAAACGACTATCTCGAAAGAGAGTACATTACAAGCTAATGGTAATGGAAACGGTGGGATAATATAAATAATATTATAAGATATAGTCTAATCTCATAGGTGACTATGAGCAGTTCATAAAAGAACGCGTATGATGTTGCGAATCATACGGAATATATATGCGTACAGTTAGAAAAGAAGGTAGTAAATTAGCAGAAGTATTCTACATTGTTATCAAGAATACAATTGAAGAGAAGTGGATAAAAAATAATCACAAGACAGACAAAAATTATATTACCATTGATGAACAAGGGTTAGAACAAGTTCTTAGAGGAGAACAGCCAAACCGTTATACACAGAAATTAGGAGAAATAATGTTTCGTTTTTAATATGGAAATAGAAGAATTAATTGAATTTATTGGAATGTTACTTATAGAAAATAAATGTAATAGTGATAGAGATTTTCATAAGTATCTTTTAGTAAATTCTGATAAGGATAAATTCAATGAAAGATATAAAATTCTATTAGATAAATTTCTTAATTTATATGCATTAAATTAAAACAGAGAAATCTGATTAGTAAATAGCAGCTAATATATATAATTATGTTGTGAAATATTTAAGACATAACCTTGATAGTGAATTAGGTTTAATGAGAGAATACAACATTAGACCAGATACTTTATTTGCTATCAAGGTTATATTATTAGCTCAAGACGGAGAATATGAATATCTCCAAAAATATGCAGAAATTATTAATCTTAGATTAATATTAGAAGTTCTTCAAGATTCCGGAGTTATATTAAAATCTTATAAAATTCCAAAACAAGGACAACAATTTATTCCAGAGGATGTTCAATTTAATCAAAACTTTTTAAAAAGATATTATAGAAGTGCATTTGAAATGGGTGAAGAATTGTTCTATACATATCCTCAAAGTACAGTAGTAAATGGAGTTTTATATAACCTAAGAAGTGTGAGTAAGCGATTTGATTCTCTTGAGCAAGCATTTCAGAAATATGCTAAATCTATAAATAATAAACCAGAAATTCATCAACAAGTAATAGACGATATTAAATGGGGAATTGAAAATAACTATTCTGGATTTACTACTTTAGATAGATTTATAATTGATAGAGGATATGAATTTTTACATCAATTCCGACTTGGAGAAGGTACTAATATTAATCTTGAAGCAACACAATTAATATGAAGATTAAATGTATTGAAACTTTTGAATATGAGGTAGAGCTTCCAGATGGATTAAATGATACACAAATATTAAAACAAATATGGAGAGTTAGAGATACATTAGATTGTGCTCTTGATATGACTACTCCATTTTGGGATGGATATTCTTACCCAGAATTTATGGAAGAAACTTTTAAATATGAAAAAGAATGAAAAAATATTTAGTTAGATTTACTACTAAAAGTGGTGACTACGATAAAGAATGGTGTTATGCTGAAAATGAACACCAAACATCTCAACAAATTTGTGATGAACATTGGAATATTAAATCTATAGATTTTGTTGAGGAGATATGATTAGAGTATTATTAACCGCTGTTACAGCATATGGATTTGATGTAACGGATTGGGAAGATAAAAATTCTGAATCTGGATTATATGATAATCTTCTTACTGAGGATTTAATAGAAAGAGTGTCAGAAGGAGATATATTAATGTATTTTCCAGATTCTGAATCTGCTATAGAATGGTGTGATGAAATCGGATATAAATATGAATTAGTAGAACCAGAAGATGACAATAACTGAATCTCTATTAAAAGAAATTGAATTAGGTAGAGAAGGTGGTTTACATGGATATTCTTTAGGATTACCGAAATTAGAAGGAGTCATTGATGGATTAACTAAAGGTACACTTACTGTAATTGGTAGTAATACTGGTAGTGGTAAGACTTCATTTGTATTACATTCATATGTTTATCGTCCTATAATGGAACATTTAGAAGATAATAATTTAAAGATATTATATTGCTCTCTTGAAATGAATGCTAATATGATATTTGCTAAGCTATTATCTCTATATATCTTTGAAACATTTGGTAAAAGACTTCCAATTAAATGTCTTTTAAGTAGAAAGAAAGATTATATTCTTAGTGATGAAGACTATGAAATAGTACAAAAATGTATTCCTTGGTTAAAGAAAGTAGAAAATATTATTGAAATCTATGACAAAAGATTAGATGAAGATATAATTTATGCTATTCTGATGAAACGACTTAATACATTAGGTACATTTACCGAAATGGAAAGTCGTAAGGTTTATACTCCTAATAATTCTGATTTGATTTATGAAGTAATTATAGATCATATTGGTCTAATTCCAGGAAAGAAGCAAGGAATAGACGCTGTTATAGCTAGACTTATTAATCTTAAGAATAGATGTGGAATATCTCCTACTTTAATCCAACAAATTAATAGAAATCAGGGAAGTATTGAACGTTTCAAAGCAGGTAAAACTGAAATAACTCTTGATGATTTTAAGGAGACTAGTGATTCAACTGATGCTGCTGAGATAGTATTAGCTCTTTGTAATCCTAATAGAGATAGGTTAAACACTGCTGATGGATATGATATTAAAAAATTAAGAGACCATTATAGAGGTTGTCTAGTTTTAAAATCTAGATATGGAGAAACCGACATTAAAATAGGTCTTAATTTCCATGGAGACGTTTGTGAATTTAAAGAATTACCTTTACCTAAAGACATCTATGACTATGAAAAATATCTAACACCAGATTATATAATTAAAAAAGAAGATGAAAAAGAAGTAGAAGAAGATAATTTAAACAGTACATTTAAATTATTATTATAATGGCTTGTAACACATTATGTATTTACGGAGAATCTGGTACAGGAAAATCAACAGCTCTTCGTAACTTAAATCCAGAAACTACTTTTATTATAAGTACGACTGGAAAACCTCTTCCTTTTAGGGCTTGGAGAAAGAAATATACTCCTTTTGTTGTTGATAAAGAAACAAAGGAAATATCTGGAAACTATTATGTTAACTCTAATTGGGAGAAAATTCTTAAAATGCTTAAGATTATCAATACTAAGATGCCTCATATAGAAGTTGTGGTTATTGATGATATGCAGTATATTCTATCATATGAATTTGTAGATAGGGCTACTGAAATTGGATATACTAAATTTTCTGAACTTGCTCAGCATTTAATGGAAATTTTAAGATATGCTGAACAAATGAGAGAAGATTGCACAATGTGTTTCTTAACCCATAGTGAAAATGTTGGTACT